ATAAAAAACGAGCAGGTGTTGCTCCGTGCGATGGATCTAGTCAAAGTTTCAATAATGGATGCAATATTGCCACGGATCCAAAAGTAACTCGGCCTAAGATACGCAACTCTCAGGGAAAATTTGCAGCTGGTCCCTCTCCTCGACGAAAATAAAAATATTGCATTGCACAATAGAATTGTGTATAATACATAAATAGCCGTGTAGTTTACGGCTACCACACAGACTCAAGGAGAAAAACAATGGATACTACCATTACCACTGTTTCTAGGATCGGATTTTGGATTATAACTTCAATGACCGCTCTTACAACTGTTATTTTTATTTTTACGGTTCTTTGATGTATCGGGGGCAACACGCCCCCATACATTTAATTCTCTCGAACTAACAGGCAATAAATATGTAAAACTGTTAAAACGAGAACCCAATGACTTCCACTTTATCAACGACAACTGCACTATCCACTGGCACAGCCCTTGTATTGCCTAAAATAAATCCGCTAGAATGCGGAGGCGATATGATGAAACAAATCGAGCAGTACATGACCAGCCTAGGAGATTCTCTGGGGCAAATAAATCATCAAATGTCGATGCTTAAAAATCCATTTAAAGCTGTATCGACTGCATCTAATAGTACCGCTACGATATATAGTATCGAAACATCTATAGTTAATAATCCAATGATCCAAACACTATTGGACTCTGTTGATGAAATTGAAAAACAATTTAATAAGATTTTGGACTTACTGACAACAGATCCAACTCCTAAAATTAAAAATTTCGCTCAGAAGATGAGGTATAGAGCAAGAGAATTAACAAACGATATTGATGTTTTTTTTCAAAAAAAGATAATTGAGGCAGCGGCTAGTTTGCTCCAATTTTTAGGAATACCTAATCCTCTTAATTTGCCTATACCCATTCTAGGTGCAGCCGAAATTCCAGATGAGAAGGGAAATCTAGTATCATACCAGCCAAAAATCATAGATTTGTTTAGTAAAAAAGGCAAATTGAAAATTAAAGCGGTAATTGCTGCAAACTATGAAAAACTCAAAACATTCTTTACCGGTGATCCACAAATTGACGCATACACTGGTGAATGGACTTTAAATTCTCCTGAACACGCCGCCGAAGAAATTTGGCACAAGATTCAAGAAAAAGTCAATGAATTCCTAAACAACTTTATTATTTCATTGATTAACACCTTGTACGATATTCTTTCCAAGATTCCAGGCCTGGGTTTGTTAGTTGCATTCGTAGATCCTACAAAAGGTTTTGAAGAAAATTTAAAATTAATCTATGAAAAAGCAAAAAAGAAATTTAAAGAAATTGGTGATAAAATCAAGAATGCTAAAATTACCAAGGACGATACTAAGAAATTAACCAAAGAAGCAGAAGCTGCACTTGCGAAAGAAGCACGAGCAATATTTGAGGGATTTATTAACAGTATTTTGAATTTTCCTCTGCCACTATTTGGATCGGTGGGGAAACTTCTTGATATTGACATTGAAAAAGAACTGAAAAGATTAAAAACATTTAATTTAGAAACGACAATGGCAAAAGCCAAAGCAGGATTTAAAAATCTTATTGAAAAAATAAAGAGATTTTTTGCAACTGGATGGATAAAAGTCATGTATGATCTTATAATGAAATTGCCTGGTGTCATCCTTGAACAGTTTCCTATTTTAGGAAAGATTATCACATGGGTAGAAACTATAATTGATATAATAACCGGTAAAGTGGATGCATGTCAGGTTATCAAGATTTTATTACCAGATCTTTTTGCGCTAGACAAGATAATTACAGCAGTTATTCCTCGTGAAATTCCTATAAAGTTTACAGAACATGGCTATTTACCTCCTGATGTAATTTAGCTGTAGACAGCGAGTGTATTTCCGCATATAATAATCACGAAAACAACACACAGTTAGGATTATACAATGACTTACTACATGAAGAGCGGCAATACATTTCGAGTTTCCTCAAAGGAAGCAATGGACCTTCACGAAACACTTCCGGTTGGCAACTACACTGTTAACCAGGATATGATGGGCAATCTTTTCCTTCAGCAAATTGAATCTTTTACAATTGGTACAAAGCTCTACGGCGATACCACTCGCCACACTGGTCGAATTTTTTCAACCTTCATGGATCGTGATGTAAGTACTGGTGTACTTCTTAACGGTGAAAAGGGTTCGGGCAAGAGTCTACTTGCTAAGAATCTTTCTGTTACTGCTGCCGAAGCTGGTGTTCCAACCATTGTTATCAATCAGCCCTGGGTTGGTGATAAGTTCAATACTCTAATCCAGAGCATTGAGCAGCCTTGTATTGTACTATTTGACGAGTTCGAAAAGGTCTATGACGAGGACAGCCAGGAGCAGATGCTTACACTGCTTGATGGTGTGTTTCCCAGCAAGAAGCTGTTCATCCTGACCTGCAACGACAAGTGGCGTATTGATAAGCATATGCGTAACCGCCCGGGCCGTATCTTCTACATGCTGGACTTCAAGGGCCTTGACGCTGACTTTATTCGTGAATACTGTGAAGATCGTCTTGATGCCAAGGAGTACATTGAGCGCATTGTTCAGATCACTGGCACATTCTCTGCTTTCAACTTTGACATGCTCAAGGCACTTGTTGAAGAAATGAACCGTTATAACGAGCCGCCGCAGGAAGCTATGAAGATGCTGAACGCCAAGCCTGAGTACAGCGAAGAGTGCAAGTACAAGGTACACCTGCATGTTGATGGCAAACTCGTCGAGCAGGAAGATGTCAGTGACGAAGAATGGCGAGGCAACCCGCTTAACAAGCAGGTTTGCATTAGCTACAAGATCTGGGAAAAGGACGAAAACGGCGACGAGGAATATGATTGGCGACAGGCTCGTTTTGCTACCACTGACCTCAAGAAGATCGAAAACGACGGCACTCGCTTCATGTTTGAGAACGAGCGTGGCATTCAAGCTATGCTGGTCAAGGTTAAGGAAAAATCATATAATGTTTGGGACGCCCTCTGAGTAAATAAATAAAAGATAGTCCGGCCATGGGATCCGAAAGGACCACACTCGGTATAGCTAGAATTTACTAGTGAATCTGATAGACGTATCAGGCTACGGGCATCCCGGGGTGATAAGCCCCACTTTTAAAGGAAATGAAAATGTCATAGATTGCAGAAGATAAGAATATAGTATACACCTTCGTTCGCGAAGATCTCCCAATTGAACAACAAATTGTCCAGGCTGCGCACTCTGCGCTTGAAGCAGGACGAGATTTAGGTAAGCCTAAGTCCACAAGTCACCTTATTCTAATAGGTGTCAAATCAGAAAACTCACTGAACAAGATTTCGGAAGAGTTAGTCCAGTTAAACATCAAACATCATAAGTTCTTTGAACCTGACAATGATCGAGGCTATACTAGCTTGACTACCGAACCGTTGTAGGACAGACATCCTTATTTTTTCAAGTACAGTCTGTATAAATTCCGACCACAAAAAGCATTCAGCGTTTTAGACGAACAGTTCAATTAAGGAGAAATATCATGAACGAATTTAATTTTAATAACCGCGAAACTTATCTTACCTTCCGTGTAGCATGGAAGAAGGAATACAACGAACTATCCCAGGAAATCCGAAATCTTAAGGCCAAGTGGACCGCAGAGATTCGCAGCGGCCGAGGTGGAACTACCATCTACTCACTTATTCGCAAGCGTCGAGAAGCTAATGCTATGATGCAGCTACTTGCAGAAGCTAAGATAGAAGCTGCTTGTCAATGGGCTGCTAGTCGCGAAGGAGTAGTAGCATGATTGAGAAAGTTTGTAAGAATCTTGTGTTCCATTTTAACAAGAAACATCTTGAGAATGAGACAATTCCTATGTGGGTCATCAAGGCTCATGGTGAAACTCATTATGTTAATCATGTCACTGCAAAAATTCCTTGGTCAACAAAAGAAACACCTGAAAGTGATCATACCAAAGGTAGCATCAAGTTTAAGCGATGTTTGCTGCGCATAGATGCAGATAACTGCGCAGAGATCCTAGAGGAAGACAATGTCCAGAATGAAGATTAAAGTTCCATTGAAACATTTTCATGAGGTGAATAGAACCATAAAATCATCTGGAGTAAAATTTCTTCCATTCAGAAAATATGGCGCGGTTTATCATATGGAATTTGAACCTGAGGATCATTCGTTGACCACATTTTTGTTGTTAAAGTATGACAGTATTAAGGTTTTATATTGACGTTAATATTATAAACTACTATAATAAATAACATGTAGAGGACACACTCTAACATAATAAGGAATATAAAATGCAAATTAGTGAAAAAATAACTACTATTAATGAAAATCTGCACATCGCCATGTTTGATAACGGTTTTCTCCTTGAGGCCAGTGGTAAAAATAGCGATAACGAATATGCTAGCACAAAGATCATAGTGAGCACTGTTGATGATCTTGTTACTCTTGTTCGTGAAGCAGCCTCGATGACTAGAACATCATAATGTAAATTTAAATTAACTTAAATTTGCTGCTCTCAGACAACTGACCTGTACATAGTATAATTTGGCTTTTGATAAAATACCAATTTTTAAGAAGCCAAATTATCAACCTATTTTTTCAGTATTTTCTAACTTGATTTTATCTATTGACTATCTAATGAAAAACTCATATAATTAAGCCTCAATAGAAGGAATAGTAATATGCCAAGACACCTTATGTTTGACCTTGAAACGATGTCAACTGATCCTAGAGCGACTATTTTGACGCTAGGTGCAGTTAAGTTTGATCCATTCACTGATGAATTTTTTGATGAAATGTACATTCGAATTGATATCGAAGAGCAGGAAAAGTTAGGAAGAGAAATTGATCCCAACACCTTGGAGTGGTGGAGTAAGCAAGATCCTGAAATTATGTTGGAAGCATTCAGTGATGATGATCGAATTTCACTGAATGAAGCAATGGACCAGTTTCATAAATTTGCATGGGGATGTGATAAAGTATGGTCACATGGAGCAGTATTTGATATTGTTATTATCGAAGACCTTCTGCGCCAGATGGGACGAACTGAACCTTGGAAATTCTGGGACTGTCGAGATACACGAACCTTATTTGATCTCGCTAACCCAGACATGCCACAATCCGCAAAGCACAATGCATTAGAAGACGCAAAGCGGCAGGCAATTGGTGTACAAAATGTAATGCGTAAACTAGGGCGTTCTCGAATCTAATGGATAAGTCTTGGAAATCTGTCAAGATGCCCATGCGTAAATGGTATATTCTTTATACACAACTTGATATCGATTATCCCAAGGTATTAAAGTTTAGAGAACGCACCAAGAACGTCTTAGGATTTACTACACGAGAACAACATTATCGCGATCCTAGAGGTAAAAATTATGAACATCGTATGTGTTTGGATTTTTTTAATGAACCAAAACGTACAATGTTCTTACTAAAATACGGCGATTATTTAACGGATTGACTTTACTACGGGAAAAACGCAAGATTTTTAAAGTTTTTGCTGTTTTTCCCAGTCTTCTACACTACCTGGATACCTAAGAGCCCATACGGCAACAAGCATCATAGCTATGCCTAATCCTAATACGGCTTTCCAATTGTGAGTAGTGAACCATAATATAACCAAACTTGAATCCATGGTAAGTACCATTGCCCATTTTGCTTTAGTAGGGAAAATTCTCTTTTCTTTCCAATTGAGCAGAAAAGGTCCAAATAGCCTATGATTCATAATCCAATTGTGCCAACGGTCACTGCTCTTACTAAAGCAGAATGCTGCACCTACTGTGGGAGTGGACCAGGGAATACCAGGAGTGATGAGTCCGATATAGGCTACACCCAAGAGAACGATACCTAGAGTGAACCACATTGCTTTTTTGAATTTGATCATTGCATTGTATTTATAGAATTGACATTAACATGATTTTATTATATAATGTAGCATAGTAAATTTAAATCATCTCTTAGGACGTAAAATGAAAATTAATCTTGTATCAGACCTGCATATCAATGTGCGAGATATAGAACTACCTGGCGGCGATGTATTAATCATCGCCGGCGACTGTATGGAAGCAGGTCACCTTCGTCTAGCAGAAAACGCAGGCAAGAATGTGTTTATGGCTGATCGATATCGAAGATTTGCATCAGAGGAAATGACAAAATATCGTAAGGTAGTATATATCATGGGTAATCATGAGCATTATCACAATACGTTTGAAACTACCTATAAGTGGATTTCTAAAATTCTTCCTGATAATGTCCATTTTCTTGACAACGATAATGTGCAAATTGATGATGTATATTTCTGGGGAGGAACGATGTGGACTGATATGCATCGTCGTTGTCCAATTACCACTACACAGGTAGGCATGATGATGAATGATTTTCATTTAATTCGTTATGAGGATTCTAAGCGTGTGAACAATTATTGGACAAATAAATTCACTCCACGTTGTGCAATTCAGGAAAATACTTTTGCTGTTCAACAGTTGAGTAACTTTCTTGCTGATCACCGAGACGACAAGGTGGTTGTAGTTAGCCATCATGCTCCTACTCCCCAAAGTGTTAATGAAAAGTATCTCTCTGAGTATTATCTAAATGGTGGCTATCATAATCACCTCGAGGATCTTATCATGGACAACCCTCAAATCAAAGCCTGGACCCACGGTCATATGCACGATCCCGTAGATTACATGGTAGGCGAAACCCGGGTTCTTTGCAATCCCAGAGGTTATGCTGGCCACGAGCAACGAGCCGAAGAATTTGATCCAGGATTCTTTTTTGAAATATAATGGATTTTATTTTGGAGTAGAATATCATGTTGTGGAACTTAATTTGTGGCTCGACAACAGTGTAATGACTTGGTTAAAAAACAACTTCGGTGATGGCAAAGACGGCCGATGGTTATACCGTCATCCGAGGTTGTATTTTAAAAACTCTAAAGATCATATATTTTTTACTTTGAGATGGTCATGAATATTCAGAATCTAAAAGATCGTTGGAAGGGTTGGAAAGAAAAACGTTTTCTTGAAAACTACGGCTGCAAGACCTGGCGCGAATATGAAATCAAGTATGATTCCGACTACAATCCCCGCGGCAATAGATTAAAGAAAGATCAATATCACGGCTACTCTCACATTTATATAATGGATCGTATACCAGATTCATTCCAGGCATGGGATTATCATTTTACAGTAGCAGAAATTGCTAAATGGTGTGAAAGTAATTGTCGGGGCAAATGGAGGCACGACTGGCATCGTATTATTGAAGATGTTTGGGAAGATGGTGAGTGGAACGAGAATGGAATCTCAGGACTAGATGCCGTGTGTTTTGCATTTAAAGATAGTCGAGACTTTACTATGTTTGCATTAAAATGGTCATAAAGAAATATTTACAGTTAATGATTTTTCGTGTATAAATATATTTGTAAAATGCCTTAGGGGTTTTACATTTCTTGCTTATAAAAAGGAGAACAACAAATGAGCAAAAAGAACGTCGTGATCGGCGTGGACTTAGGAACCACAAATAGTTGCGTAGCCATCATTGAAAATGGCAAAACTAAGATTATTGAAAATAGCGAAGGCGGTCGCACAACACCGTCGATTGTTGCATACACTAAGGACGAGATCCTAGTTGGAGCAACTGCAAAGCGTCAAGCTGTTACAAATCCCAAAAATACAATTTATGCTGCAAAGCGACTAATTGGCAGAACCTTCAACGAAGATGCTGTTCAAAAAGACATCAACTTGATGCCTTACAAGATTATCAAGGCGGATAACGGAGATGCCTGGGTAGAAGCCAATGATGAAAAGCTAGCTCCGCCACAAATTTCTGCCGAAGTTCTACGCAAAATGAAGCAGACTGCCGAAGACTATCTAGGACAAACTGTAACACAAGCTGTTATTACAGTTCCAGCTTACTTCAATGATAGTCAACGACAGGCAACCAAAGACGCCGGTAAAATTGCTGGCCTTGAAGTTTTGCGTATTATCAACGAGCCAACTGCTGCTGCGCTTGCCTACGGAGTTGACAAGACTGACAACAAGGATCGAAAGGTCGCAGTGTTTGACCTCGGAGGAGGAACATTTGACGTTTCCATTATTGAAATTGCAGACGTTGATGGCGAAAAGCAGATTGAAGTGTTGTCTACTAACGGTGATACTTTCCTAGGCGGTGAAGACTTTGATCAACGATTGATGGATCATCTAGTGTCAGAGTTTAAGAAAGACTCGGGTATTGATTTGACCAAGGACATGATGGCACTACAGCGTCTTAAGGATGCTGCTGAAAAGGCCAAGATTGAATTGTCAAGTTCTCAGTCAACATCGGTGAATCTACCTTACGTCACTGCTGACGCAACTGGACCTAAGCACCTAGATGTTTCTATTACTCGTGCCAAGTTTGAAGCACTAGTTGACGACTTGATCAAACGCTCAATTGAGCCTTGTAAGGTTGCACTAAAGGATGCCAAGGTTTCTGCTTCTGATATTGATGAAGTGATTCTTGTTGGCGGTCAGACTCGTATGCCTAAGGTACAAGAAGCAGTTGAAAAGTTATTTGGAAAAGCTCCTCGTCGTGATGTGAATCCTGATGAAGCAGTTGCAGCTGGCGCAGCAATTCAAGGCGCTGTATTGGCCGGTGACCGCAATGATGTGTTACTTCTAGATGTTATTCCTCTAAGTCTTGGAATTGAAACTTCAGGTGGCATCTTTGCCAAGTTGATTGAAAAGAATACTACGATTCCTGCAAAGAAGTCGCAGGTGTTCTCCACTGCCGAGGATAATCAGCCAGCAGTGACTATCAAAGTAAGCCAGGGCGAGCGTGAACTTGCACAGTACAACAAGATGTTGGGAGTTTTTGATCTCGACGGCATCCCACCAGCGCGTCGTGGCACTCCGCAAATTGAAGTAACATTTGATGTTGACGCAAATGGTATCATGAAGATTTCTGCCAAGGACAAGGGCACCGGCAAGGAAAACAATATCACAATTAAGAGTGATTCTGGCCTCAGTGAAGAAGAAATCGCTCGCATGGTCAAGGAAGCAGAAGATAATGCAGAAGCTGACAAGACCGCTCGCGAACTCATTGAAACAAAGAATCGTGCAGAAAGTCAAGTTGATTCTATTCGCAAGGATCTAGAAGAAACTACACTTGAAGACGGTGCCAAGACCAAGATCGAAGAAGCATGTGTTGCTGTTGAAGAAGCTGTCAAGAGTGATGACAAGGATGCAATTACACAAAAGCTCAGTGATCTAGGTGTAGCAAGTCAGCTACTGTACGAAGCAATGGCACAGAAAGAAGCAGATGCAAATCCTTCATCCGACGGCGAAGAAGTTGTTGATGCAGAGTTTACAGAAGCACAATAATTCTATATAATATGTGCGTGGTGCCTAATGGGCCACGCACATATCTTGCTTTTTAAGGAGAAAAATATGAGTCGCGATGTAATTCGTTTTGATACTAGTGCGCTAAGTCGCACCCTTGTAGGAATTGACCAAATCTTTAATGATTTCGAAAGTCGATTTGCTAATCAAATTCAAAATAATTATCCTCCGCATAATGTCATCAAGGTTGATGAAGATCATTATGAAATTGAACTAGCAGTTGCTGGATTTGCACGAGAGGAAATTGAGCTTACAGTCCAAGACAGTCATTTGATTGTTACAGGTACTAAAACGTTCGACAATACCGCAGAGTACATTTATCGAGGTCTTGCTTTTAGAAATTTTGAGCGATATTTTAGACTTACGAATTTCCTAGAAGTCACTGATGCACAGATTGAAAACGGACTTCTGAAGATCAGTCTAGTACGTAATGTTCCTGAGGCTATGTTGCCAAAGAAAATTGATATTAAGTAATTCATATAGTGTGGAAGAATTCTTCCACACTATTAAATATATAGATAACAGATAGGATTCATCATGGCAGATACCATTACCAAAATCAAAGATACCACTAAAATCACTTCACATGCTCCTGACAAATTCAAGGTAGTTTTTTATAATGATGATTCTACACCAATGGACTTTGTAATAGCAGTATTGATGAAGATTTTTAGACATTCTGAATCGGTAGCAGAAACTCTAACTATGAAGATTCATAATGAGGGCAAAGCGGTGGCTGGAGTATATGCATACGAAATTGCAGAACAAAAAGGCATGGAAACTACAAATTTTGCCAGACAGAATGGTTATCCGCTAGTTGTCAAGGTAGAGTCTGAATGAGTCTCAAGGAAATAACCCGAGATAAACATACAGAAGCAGAATCTACTGCCTTCATGCGGGCGGTATTTGCAGGCAAAATGCCTCTTGAAGTTTGGGGAAACTGGACCTACAACAGAATGATTTTTTATGGAGCAATTGAATCTAAGTGTCATGCATTTGGATATCTCAAAGATATGCAGGGCATTGATCGTGCATACTGGCTTTATGAAGATTTCAAGGACATTTCAAATCGAGTAACCGTTGATACTAGAGTTCTTTCCACTGTTGTTGAATATAGACAGTACTTATTAGATTTGTCACCTGATAAAATTCTTGCTCATCTTTATACATGGCATATGGGTGACCTATATGGTGGCCAGATGATCAAGAAGTTGATCGATTCTCCACATCGTAGTTTAGAGTTTGATAGAGTTGATTGGCTTAGAGCAGGACTTCGTGCAAAATTAAATGATAGCCTAGGCGACGAGGCCATTTGTGCATTTAACTGGGCAATTCGAATCATGAACGAATACGATAATGTCTTTGATATTTGAAAAATGCGAAAAAACAGCAGACGAGATTGTTAAACGATTAAACAAGGCTGCTGATTCTGTTGAAATATCACCTAACAACAATGTATCCGATTTTGTATTTAAGTCGGATACATTTCGTAGGGCACATGTTTCTATTATAGATGCAAGAGAATCCCATAAGCTTTGGCTATTACATGTCACCGTATTCCCTCATGTGGAAAATGGCAGTCCAATTTATGGTTTTGATATTGTCTCTGGCCCAAATAAAGTAGGCGGCGCTTTTCATGATTTCAGCCCAGTATATCGCAATGGACCACTTTGTAATTGGTTTCGTATACGAACTGCTGATCTTGAATGGAATCGTCGCAGAGAATTACCGGAATGGGCGAAACCAATTTTCAGTGAAGACATAGTTGCTATTGGTGCAGTTGGTATTGAAGAACTTGAAAAATTCTCTGCTGTAGGTCTTGCAACACTAGATTACTATCTCAATTATTTACGTCCTGAAACTGCGGATCTTGATTTTACAGAAGAACAAAACTTTTATTGTTTGCAACAACGCAAGAATCCGCATACTCCAAGAGTTTTACAAACACTAGGTTTTACGGAAGAACAAGCTTATGAATTTGTAGATAAAAATTTATTTCCATTAGTTTAAAAATAGCCGGAAACTTCCGGCTATTTTTATATTACCTTTGAAAAATATTCTATAGTCCGTTCTAGTCCCAACTCTAATTGGGTAGTCGGTTCCCATCCTAATAGTTCTTTTGCCTTTGTAATATTAGGCTGTCTTTGCTTAGGATCATCCTTTGGCAATGGCATTGTAATCACCTTGCTCTTTGACTGCGTCAATCTAATTACATTTTCTGCCAGTTCTTCAATGGTGAACTCATTTGGATTTCCAATATTAATTGGCCCCGTTATTGAATCATCGGAATTCATTAAACGGCACATGCCCTCAATTAGATCATCCACATAGCAGAAACTGCGTGTTTGAGTTCCGTCTCCGTAAATTGTAATATTGTCGCCCCTTAACGCTTGGACAATAAAGTTACTAACAACTCTACCATCATCTGCTGCCATTGCAGGACCATATGTATTAAAAATTCTCATTACCTTGATCCTGACTCCGTGTTGTCTATGATAATCAAAAAACAAGGTTTCGGCGGCGCGCTTGCCTTCGTCATAGCAGCTACGAATTCCAATTGGATTTACATTCCCCCAATACTCTTCAGGTTGAGGATGAATTTCAGGATCTCCATAAATTTCACTAGTACTTGCCTGAAGAATTTTAGCACCTGTTCTCTTTGCCAAACCTAGGAGATTGTAGGCACCTATGATACTGGTTTTTGTAGTTTGAATAGGATCTTGCTGATAATACTTTGGACTCGCAGGACATGCCAGATTGTATATCTCGTCAACTTCTACATAAAGTGGAAAACATACATCCTGTCTTAAGATTTCAAAATTTGGATAAGACAAAAGATGATGAACATTAGTCTTGCTTCCCGTAAAATAATTATCTACACAAAGTACATGATGTCCTTCTTTTACCAATCTTTCGCAGAGATGGCTTCCTAAAAATCCTGCTCCGCCCGTAACTAATATTTTCTTCATACTTGATCCTTAAAAATGAACGGCATTATCTCTGCCGTGAAAATAGCACTCATTTTGATATAGATGTTTATCTGGCCTAGATTCCATAAAGTAATCTTTTCCAAGACCAATTGCTATACTAAGAGCAACGCTTTGGTTACCAATAAATTGCGTACAGCCATTTATGATTTCCGCCATCTCCAACATATCCCTGCATTCATGACGCGGAATATTGATGCCAAGAGTTTGTTGAAAAAGTTTATGTTCTTCAGAAAGACCAATAAAAACTGCTCTTTCTTCTAAATCTTGTTCTTTTAATTGATTCCAAACTTGACTCTGTCTACCAGCCTCAGGAATCCATCTAGGTGTTCTATTAATCACGATGTCCCTGTCGTCGATGATTTTTGTTTTTGTAGTTTTTAGCCATGGAGTATTTTTTAGAGTTGGCCATTGATCAAACGGCACAGAAAATGTTGCTGCATAACAGTCAACATAATTACCATTCCAGAATAAAAACAAATCTCGAAATCGGTCCAAGTCGTGAGATACATCTTGATTATTATAAATTTCTGCGGAATTTATATAATCCTGTTCTTCAAGAAAGGATTTAATAAATTCAAAATCTTCGACGGTGTGTCGTCCCTGTTGATATGAAGATGGCATTGTGCCATAATATTTCATACCTATATTATTAACATTATTGAGTTTTAAATAAAACTTTCCAGTTCCTAAATGTTTGGCAATCGCCAATCCATAAATTAAATCTCCGAGTGTGCCACTATGGCAATAACTGTTCATTAAATTCTCCAATTATGTCCCTATTATACGCAAAAATGATTGAAATGTCAATATTTTAATTATACTATGAATTTTAGCAAATAACATTTTTGAAATCATTTTCTTGACAATCTTGTTGGAATATGTTTAAATACAACAAATAGGAGTTCAAGTGAGTAGAAATCTTTTAATCGTGGCAAGAACATGCACACGAATTTTTGCAGTAAATGGCAATAGTAGATACATTAATGTTTCAAAACATGAATTAGTTAATACCTGTATAAGTAGTTTGGTCAATAGTATCAATCAGGTACATGATCATGAAATAAAACTAGTAGTACTAGACGATCATAGTGATCCTGAGGCAATTTCTGATATTAAAGAAATCTTGAATAAATGTAAATTTCCTACAGAATTTATTCCTGTAGAAGACGGATCTGGCAATGGTCACACAATGCATCGAGTATATGAACAAGTTGAGCAACATGCAACTGATCTTTGGTACCACATTGAAGATGATTATCTTCATGTTCCTAGTGCGATACAAGATATGATTGATACTGTTGACCAGTTTGAAATTAATACCGGCAAAATGATTGCAATTAATCCACATGATGACATTTACAGATACGTTGATCAGATCTACCATAGTATTCTACTGTTAGGTCCTTATCGTCACTACCGAACAGTAGAACATACAACCTACACTTGCCTAGCAAGTCGTAAAATATACGATGCCTACCGTAACCACTTTCAAGATGTTGCCACGATGACAATAAATCGCGTTCCTTTTGTAGAGAATAAGTCAATTAATCTAGTATGGACAAAACCAGATGTAATGTTGTTTAGTCCAATTCCCGGAATAGGATTTCATATTATGGAAGAGTCTGGAAAAGATCCCTATTTTGACATTCTAGATTTGTATAATAGCATACCTAAATTATGGAATATAGAAAATGACTAATAGTTTTCTTCACGCAGGAACTTTTGGTGATACGATTTATTCCCTTAATATTATAAAATTATTAGGAGGCGGCGATCTCTATCTTGAATTGAATGGTATAGATAAATTAGTAAGAAGAATGTGGGGAGGAGGCGACGGAGGAGATCATCAGGGAAGATATACACAATCTGACATTGATTTTATAATGCCGTTATTAGAAAAACAAGATTATATATCGTCAGTTAATGTTTGGAATAATAGCCCAGTTGATTACGACTTAAGAGATCAATATAAATTATGGGCTCGTAGAGATGGTATTCTTGAAAACTGGTATGGAAATCAAACGCAGTGTTACGCTGCACTATGTGGATTAGATATTCATGAAAATCGCAAAGAATTATTAATTGATTCTTGGCTAACTCCTGTAGAACCTATTAAAATTCCAGGAAAGCCTATTATTATTAATAGAACCGCAAGGCACATTAGACGAGAAGCATTCAATATGCCATTAAAGAATAATCAACTAGTATCATGGATAAATGAAGACAGTTTAATTGACATGGCAGTTTTTATTGGAACTCGAAAAGAACATGACACATTTTGTTCTTTATATGAATGTAATATTGAATACAAATCGGTATCCGATATGTTAGAAATGGCCAGAGTTATACAAGGATGTGAGCAGTATATTGGCAATCAAAGTATGCCATTGAGTATTGCAATTGGTCTTGGAAAAACATTTTGGTGTGAAGTTCGAGTTGACTACGAAAATATCAAAACGGATCACGGCTATGGTGATGTTTGGTTTCCTAGAGCCAACGGACATTATTTTTAAAGGAAAATTATGAGTAAAAATTTAGTATTAGGATCTTCTTTTGGCTATCCTGTTGAAAAAATAACGCCATTTATTCTATCGTTACGGCAGCATTATCAAGATGATATTTGTATGATAATCGATGTTCTAACTCCCGAGTTGGAAAAATTCTTTGAAGAGAATTTAGTGTATTCTTTTATACCATCTGAGCCCATTGTCAGACAAACATGTCAGGTTAAGAGATATGAATTTTATAAAGAATGTGTTGAGGAACATTTCACAGATTCAAAGAATATATTAATCGCAGACGTTAGGGATCTTGTATTTCAAGCTGATCCATTTATCTCATATCCTCAACATTCTCTGGAATTTTTTGCAGAGCCAGAAACATTTAAAAACTGTACACATAATTCTCCTTGGGTAGCAGGAATTTATGGCAGAGATAGGGTTGAGCAAATTACTGACGAATATGTTATTTGTTCAGGCACGACCATGGGAACCCGTGATGGAATTATTGAATATTTTTCTGCAATGATTTCGGAAATTGATAGGCTCAACAAAGACTTTAGACAATTGAGTGGAGGCGAAGATCAGCCAGTTCATAATCATTTAGTATACAATAGTATATTTAAAGATTTTGGAATTAATCACAATTCAGATGGCCCGATTTGCACAATGCATCATTCCCAAACACTTACTTTTAATCGGGCTGGCCAGTTACTAAACGATAATGGTGAGATTATACCGGTAGTTCACCAGTATGATCGATGTGGACCAATGAGTCTTGTATTTTTGAAAAATGCATTGGGAAATACTGGAAAAAAAGGCATCATGACTGCTGCCAATTATGCAGTAAACAATTTTCAAGAACATGATCTAGGATAATAAAATGCACAAACACCGAAATAATGAAACCATAAGAACTAGTATGGAATATTATAAATGATCTATGTACTTTCAACTTCTGCAAACTTTCCAGAAAATTATGAAACTCGAAAGACTCAGTACCTGGAAGGACTGTCTTCAATTATTGAACACTATAAAATTAATCCCTATATTATCGAATCGTATGGCACTGACTATCTAGGCGAACATTATGTTGATACCACTAGACATTCATCTAATAAAGGTGTAAATGAATTTACTCAGATTGAAAACTTTTTAAAAACTATTGACCATAAGTTAAATGACGATGATGATATTATTAAGACCACTTTACGATATAAAATCACATCACCTATATTTTTAGAGAATGTACAGCAACAATCTCACGACATTTACTGCAAGTATGCAACTGATATTTACGGCGCTGGCGCAAGTTTAGGAACATTCCTGTTTTCAATGAAATATCGTTGCTGGAAAATGTTTTTTGATAGGTACAATAGAAATGTAGATAAAGAATATCCAATCGAGAACGAATTCACAAATTATGCAATGGCACAGAATACCAAAATTGTAGAAAAATTAGGTATTATTGCTTTACCGTACTACCATTCAGGTGCGTACCAAGTATAGTTAATATTAAAAAGAGATAATATATGACCTGCGAAATAATTAACGTAATAGACAATATAGCCGACTACACCTATTTAGAATTAGGCGTTGCACATAACGAAAATTTTAGAAATATTCAATGCATCAATAAAATGTCAGTTGACATGAACGGAAATGGAATATACACCGGAACCACCGATGATTATTTTTCGTCTATCAAGGGAACAGGAAAACTATTTGATATTATTTTCATAGATGCAAATCATGACTATGAATATGCTCTGCGAGATTTTAATAATTCAGTACATCATGCTACTCGATGGATTATTATGCATGACATGATTCCTCCATCAAAGATGCATACTGAGTCTAGATTTTGTTCAGATTCTTATAAAATTTTGCACCATATTTGTACAAACGAAAATTTTGAAGTTTTTCCAATGGGCGACGAATATGGTACTACCTTTTTTAAGGCACCGCTTTCTGAAATCGACCTAGACTCAACATCTCAAAATTTAACATATGAAGAATTCGTTGAGTTTCTTAAGACAATTAAAATCTATTCTACAGATGAAATTGCACACATTTTAAAGAATACCAATGTTTAACGGATCAAGAATATTTATAAGTGGTGCCACTGGATCTTGGGGTCAAACATTGGTTCATTTACTTTTAGCTAGCTACGAAGTGCGAGAAATTATTTGTTTTTCAAGAGGAGAAATACAACAGGTTCTGATGAAACGACATTTTAATAATCCAAAATTAAAGTTTGTCATTGGTGACGTTCGCGACGAAGAAGCTGTTAGTCAACATACTATAGGAGTAGATTACATATTCCATTTGGCTGCATTAAAACATGTGCCAATTTGCGAGGACTATCCGCAAGAAGCTATTAAAACCAATTTAGTTGGTACTCAAAATATCATTACAGCTGCAATTAAAAATAAGGTAAAAAAAGTAATCGACGTGTCTTCCGACAAAGCGGTAGAAGCGGCCAATCTTTATGGAATGACCAAATCAATAGGCGAAAAACTTATAATCCACGCTAACACACTTACTGAAGATACAAAATTTGTTTGTATTCGAGGAGGCAATGTAATGGGGTCTAGTGGATCAGTTATTCCTCTTTTTATTGAGCAAATTAAAAATGGCGGACCAATTACCATTACTGATAAATGCATGACTCGGTTCTTTTTAACATTGCAAGAAGCTATAATTTTGTTATTCAAAGCAGCAGAAAATAGTATCGGCGGCGAAACGTTTGTCATGAATATGCCAGCATGTTATATTACAGACCTGGCTAAAGTATTAATGGAAGTTTATGGCAATGTAGAAATTAAAGAAACAGGAATTCGTCCTGGTGAAAAGTTAGATGAAATTTTAATTTCAAAGCATGAATCTCCCCTAACCTATTGTTATGATAAAAATTATTTTGTAATTTTACCACCGACCGCATCTGGCGCGCTATTGGACAAATACAGTAATCTTCCAAAATTTACATTTAATGAATTTACATCAAAAACAATTCTTTTAACAAATGCTGAATTAAAGGAAATGTTAACTCGAGGTAATTTTATATGAAAATAACAGTCCTGGGTGCAACTGGTATGGCGGGGCATATGATAGTTCAATATCTTAGAGATATGGGACACAATGTGGTGCCTGTCACTAGGCAACAAATTGATGTTGAAAATATTAATTCCGTTAACAAATATTTTGCCAATCATGATTGCGGAGATTTTTTAATCAACTGTATCGGATTATTGGTAGCCGATTCCTGTAATAGACCAGATAGAGCAGTAATGATCAATAGTTGGTTTCCACGATATATAGAATATGTTTTAAAAGAGTCATACACACGAATTATACATCTCTCAACAGACTGCGTGTTTAATGGAGATCGAGGTTTTTATACAGAACAAGACACTGCACACCATAGTGGAACTGATTCGTACAGTCGATCTAAACTCCATGGGGAACTGAATAACAGCAAAGATATTACATTTAGAATGAGTATCATTGGTCCAGAATTACATGAATCAGGAACTGGATTATTCAATTGGGTAGTTAATAACTCATCTAATACTATTCAAGGATGGTCCAATGCATGGTGGAACGGTATGACAACATTACAATTGGCAAAATGTATTGAGAAATATATTGATAATCCCGTTGAAACAGGCATATATCATTTAACTTGTCCGTCAGTTTCAATTAACAAGTATGAATTATTGAAAAAAATTAATGAAATATTTCAGTTAGAAAAAACGATAGAAGAAAATTCAGGGACAAAATATATAAACAAAATTTTACTTGATACTCGAAAGACATTGAATATATTTATTCCTGATTACAACACACAACTATCCGATCTTAGAGAGTACATAAATCATAAGCAAGATATTGATATTTGAAATAGGCACATGGAAATATTAAGTGAGAGTAGCTCTGCTAATTCCAACTCCAATAAAAATAAAAAATACTAGAACCAAAGGAAATTTTTAATATGAAAGAAACATCTAAAGCAGTTATTCGTAGACTGCAGGATGCCAGGTTCGTCAATACCTATTTTGTAGGCGACGGCATTGATATTGGATGCGGAGATGATCCAATATCAAAATATGCAAATCAATTTCCATTAATGACATCTCTAAAGACATGGGATCTCCCAGACGGTGATGCTCAAAAAATGGCCAGTGCGACCGATAATTCTTTTGACTTCGTTCATAGTAGTCATTGTTTAGAGCATCTATATGATCCCTACGAGGGATTTGATAATTGGATTAGAATATGCAAGCCAGGTGGACACATAATTACTACTATTCCTGATGAGGATCTATATGAACAAGGAATATGGCCAAGCACAACCAATGCAGACCACAAAACTTCTTGGACTATAATAAAAGATAAGAGTTGGAGCCGTTCAAGCATCAATCTTTTAGAATTTCTGTATCAATTTAAAGACAAGATTGAGATTTTAAAGATTGAATTAATTAACTCGGCATTCATTTACGGCACTAGGCGATATGATCAAACATGTCATGGAATATCAGAATGTGCCATTGAATTTATAGTGCGCAAACGAACTGATGAAGAAATTACTCGGATGGGTAGACTGCCTAAATTGTAAGATTGTCAAAAGTTTTGCTATAAATAAAAAGTAGGTTGACACCGGTGATAAATAAACTTATAATTGGTGCATAAGTTAGCAAATGCTGAAAAGTTTACTAAATAAAAATAGTACTTGACAGCATTGCTAAATAAGAGTACAATTCGAACAGTAAGAAACGAAGGAAGTTTAAATTCAAATGCTTAAGACCGAACGAAATTTTGATAGAATAGCTAAAGAATGCTTTAACGGCTTGTCCGTTGAATGGCATGCGATTGGTCAACTATCATATAATCGCAATGTCCCTACAGCATTTGATGGGGGTACGCAAGTTTGATGAGGAAATAAAAATCCAAAATCAAATTTAAAGTACCCCGGGAAGAAATTTCCGGGGTTTTTTATTGCTCAAAACAGGGTGATTCCATCGCCCTCCTAGTTTAGCTAGGTGACTCGAAAGACTCGTCTGATCGAAAGATCAGAAAAAGTGGTAGCTGAGCGCACGGTGAACTCCACTGTGTGAAGGTGAATATGGAACAGGTACTCGCGGATACCTCCGTTGGGAAGAGTCTAAAAAGCTCTTTCCGTTAATAGACGAGTTCTATTAACGAAGGCGGACTAATCAACTTTCGAGTTGGTGCAAGGCGAGACTTTATAAACTTTAACAATAGTCTTGACTTTATTAAGACTTGATGTTAAAGTTATCAAATGTATAAAAAGACAGCTAAATCACAGGCAAGAAATTTGCTAAAGAAACACAATTATATGCCTACCTTGAATGTTCTTTCAGAAAAAGGACTAGGTAGCCAATGGTACAAAAAGCCTAAGAAAAAGAAGAAAATCAAACATTCTTCAAACACATTATTTGGCTGGGATTTTTGTAGTTAGATAAACACATTTTCCAGATGCATAGCAGAAGGCTCGACTCTGAATCGATGTCAAGTGTGTTTTTCTAATGGGTGTGCGGCCGAGTTGGAGAGCGCGCAGCGGACTGTAAATCCGTTCCTTCGGGTGAGTTGGTTCGAATCCATCCACACCCACCAATATATACATGGACCTGTAGGAGAATAGGTAAACCCAGCGGATTCTTACTCCGCCGCTTAGTGCAATGTCGGTTCGACCCCGACCAGGTCCTCCAATATTTCGATTGACATTGGGCATGAAATGCTTTATTATTAAAAAGTTGAATTATTTCAACTCAAACAAAGGATATTTTAAATGAAGAATCTCTTTACTATTGCTGCTATTGCAGCACTTGCTACTCTTGCTGCTTGCTCGGAGTCTGCTCCTGTTGACAATGCAACTGCTGCTCCTGAATTGAATGCAGATGGCAGCGTTAAGGCTGATGCCACTGTGGATTGTGGTCCAAAGTGCCAGGAACATGTAGAAAACCACCAGTAAGTAACTGATTTTGCACCTTTCGGGACTGTAACCGAGACCTCCCGTTAATGAATCCGAAGTATTCATAGAGTACCGAACGCTGCTGGTAAAACCGATAAATGCCTTCTCAGGCTGTGCAGCTAAAGTGATCAGGGTGCAATACAATTTTAATGCTCTTATGGTGGAACTGGATATCATACAAGTCTACGAAACTTGAGTTCCCTGTTCAAGTCGGGGTAAGAGCACCAATTTAAATGCAGGTATGATGTTAATGGCTAGCATGACGGTCTCCAAAACCGTTCGTCTGGGTTCGAGTCCTAGTACCTGTGCCAATTTTATATAGTTTTTGCTGGTGCTGATCACACTGGCAGAGTAGTCCAAGGCGCAAGTAGACCGATTTGATCACGGTATACTTATTTTACGCCTTGCTTCGTTCGTCTAGCGGCAGGACGCTCCTAAGATTGGAGTAACGCGGGTTCGAATCCTGTACGAGGGTAGACTATTTTGATGAATGCTGTGTTGAGCCACCCAAAGGCTCGTAATCAATAGGGAATTAACGGCCCGCGGTCAGGTTCGAATCCTGCGTTGAGGTTTGGGATCACAGCGTTCTTCTAAGTAGTTTAAATGGAGCATACGGCTAACGGGTTGGGTCACTGGGTTTTCAGTCCAGAATAAAGAGGGTTCGAGTCCCTCATGCTTCACCATTTTAAACTAGGCTGCACATATAAGCCTAGAGAAAATACCTTGAGTGCGCAGGGGCCACTCTCAAACGGTGCGGTACAAATCCGAAGTCTCCTGACAGATTATGGTGGTCGAGGTGTTAATGGATACATGCTGGATTGTGAATCCGGAGTTGCGGGCTCGATACCCGTCGATCACCCCATTTTAATGCCTCCGTAGCTCAGTATTTAGGTAGAGCACTGTGTTGAAGCCACAGGTGTCGGCAGTTCGAACCTGTCCGGAGGCACCAATATAATATCGGAAATGTTGCTACAACTCGCATCCAGAGTAAAGTGCATCATCTAAGGAGTAGTCCGTAAAATAGCCAGTGCCTTGAAAAAGAGGCGAAAAGAATGGATGGAGGCTATGGACTTTTGCCCAAAGGGACATCTGATATATTATTAAACGGCCCCATCGTCTAGTTGGCCCAGGACACCGCCCTTTCACGGCGACGACACGGGTTCGAATCCCGTTGGGGTCACCAAGTTACGGTCACTGTGTAATAAATTCTAGAACAAAGACAGCGACCCAGGGTATTGACACAGTCGAAAGTGGCTTTATCCTTAAACTATCTTAGCTACAGGCGGCGAATCGTGGACGAGCCTGTGTGGCGGATACGTGGAGTATTGGACCTACGATGATTCTCGAAACAGGTCGATAGTTTTAAATTCCAAAATGCATTGTGGGTGGGCGACAACTATATTTGATAGTTGTTGGAGTAACCCTCCGTTAAATAAAGGGAAATCGATGTTCTATGAAAGGTGTGCTGAATTGCTAGGCACCGAATATAACTGCGTTTCATTTCCTTATGCCTATCGCACTCGGTGGAACAATCGTTCCGCAGGTCACGGTAGATTTCCAGGATTTGGAATAATTAGGAAGTTTGGTGATAAAATACAAGTGGCGTTAACTCATCCTGTATCCTGTCACAGAATATACGATTCGGAAGATGAAGTATACGAATTTCTAAAGAGTTTATCACTATGATAGACTTATTCGATAAGCACATTGCAATGCCGTACTGGACCCTAGACATAGTCTCCAGTCAGTGTGTTTTTCAAATAAGTCGTTATTAGCGGTTGACAGTGTCTTCTGCTTGTCTTATAATGAGTTCATAACAAAGTAAGTTAGTTCTTTGAAATTGTAGATTTATTATATGAACACATTGTTCTGCAACGAGTCAGCTAGTGTGTTCTTATAATAAATTTAATGCGGATGTGGCGGAATTGGTAGACGCCCTGGTTTTAGGTACCAGTATCGCAAGATGTGGGGGTTCGAGTCCCTTCATCCGCACCAGAATATTTTAAAAACAAACAACAATCGCAGGATTACAATTGCTAAAATGAATAGCTGTTTGTTTGTGTTCCTAGGTGGCGGAACTGGTAGACGCACTCGACTGTTAATCGAGCACCCTTGGTCGGGTTTGTGGGATCGTGCCCCACCCTAGGAGCCAGTTTTTATTTCTTATTTTTAATTTCTAAACCTAATTTAACAAACCATTTATATAAACTAACATGAGATTTTGAATAATGTATTTTTGCAAAATCTCGTAAAGATAAATCCGATTCAATATATTTTAAATGTAGAATTTCATAAAAATCTTTAGTTTCTGTAAAAGATATATTTTTCTTGATAGTATTTTTCTTTAGATTTTTATGAGATAACTTCTTTTTCTTTTTATAAAGATCAAAGTTTAATATTCTTTTCTGAATATATCCATCATCTAAAAATTTAGATAGTTCGGATTTTTGAATACGAAGGCACACTTGCTTCTCTGGATTGCTGATCCATATCATTCCAAACATAGGATTACCTTTACCTGACATGTTTTTTGAATGTTGTTGTAAATATCTTATTTTTGCGTTTGCAATCAGTTTTGTATTGAGTATTCTGCTTTGACTTTCGGATTGTCTATTCATACTCATTATGGCTTTATGAAGCTTATATGACTCGGTTGTTCCTGTTGGAACCATTTTTGTTAAAAGAATATGACAAATTAGATGTTCTCTGGGAGTAAGCCTAATGAGATTACTTAAATCATTATTTCCTCCCATACAACGGGGCAAAATATGATGAGTTTCATATGGTTTATTTCTTTGATTGATTGTTGCATTTTGAATAATATTTAAGTACCACTTAGTGTACTTGTTATCCAAAAATGTAGTTATAGGTAATTTTTTTGGTTTAGTTTGCAAAATATCTTTTGTTTTTCGTTTTTCAATCCATTTTTGAGAATGAGTATGACGGTGACCAACCTCTGCATAAACGGATTGAAATTGTTTTCCACAAACCTTACAGATATAAATATTCATGCACTGATGCTCCTCTATCGCATTAGAGTCCATGGATATTACCAGTATCGCGATGGACACTCTTATTTATTAATTTAAAATATTATCAAATTAATTATTAACAACATTATATTAGACTATTTTGATGAACACATGAAAGATTGGGGAGTGAGTTTGTTAACTCAATTTTTGCACTCGTAGGACTCATGTTAAAGAGAGTGTGTTCTTTCAAGTAGTTTAATGGCCTCGTAGTTCAATTGGTTAGAGCGCCTCCCTGTCCAGGAGGATGTTGACGGTTCGAGTCCGTTCGAGGTCGCCAGATTCGTTTAGTGGTATTTCTTCAAATAGCCGGGCAACTGGTTAGAAGAAACGGAATGCAAGGACCACCGAGTTAGTGCAAAGCTAACAAATGAATTATTAATGCCGAGTAAGTCCAGTAGGTTGCTGGTACGAATCAATAGGAATTATACTTGGAGTCCAGGTATAATCCACATACGGTTCGATTCCGTGTCTCGGCTCCAGATTTAGGATATCTACAGCATTATTTTAGCATGTCAAGCCGTTGGTCGTAGGTTCAAATCCTGCCTTCCCCGCCACCTATGGGGAAGTAGCTCAGTCTGGTAGAGCAACGAAAAAATGTATATCCTGTTTTAAATTATCAAGAAAGTGGATCTGTGATAACAAGAGTGCCACCACGAAGCATGATATTTTCTTCACTAATGTCAATGTTACTATCACTGCGGGTGGAGTTTGCAATAAGTTTACAAGCCTGAATAAATCCAGGTTGCTTTCGTTCAAGCTTCAACATGAATTGTTCAATGTCGATTTTAGGATCAATTTCCACCTCATCACCTGGACCTATCTTTCCATGTTTAAGTTTCAAGATATATTGATAAACAATATCACCAAGTTGTCTACTTGAGCCATATATAGTTGATTCTGGAAGAGGTTTTAAAAATTCCATGCGAATTGCAGAATATCCATCTGTGATTTTAATAGCTTTTGCACGTCTTGAGAATTTTGGAAAATGCACATTGGGATTCTCACCCACTAAACGAATAAAATCTATATATCCTAGATCCCTGTTGCTGAATAGTTTTAGAACGGATGATTCGCCTTCACGATAAAAGACTGATGCAAAATATCCTTCGCCAAGTTTGAAATATCCAGCTTGATGAAGCCTTCGATGTGCTTGTGTTAGTGATGGCCGAGTAACTTCTTGTAAATCGGACTCAGTAAATAATTCGTGAATTTTCATGTAGATATTTATTCTGTTTAAGTAAACAAAGATATTGACATAATAAATAAGTTAGTATATAATGATTTTTATAAAGTTTAAGGATCCATACCGCAAACAATTAAATTTTTCTTTTGGTGAAAAACAAGCGGATCCTGTTTTAATAAAGTCTGATACGCCCGTATGGCACAGTTGGTAGCGCAACTGATTTGTAATCAGTAGGTCCGGGGTTCGAATCCTCGTGCGGGCACCAGACTTTTTAGATGAATACACCGTGGTCTTGAATTGACAAGATATGAACCAGGGACGCTGCGGGCAGTGTGTTCTTCTAAAAAGTTTTAATGCGGGTGTAGCATAGTGGTAATGCAGCAGCCTTCCAAGCTGAATATGAGGGTTCGATTCCCTTCACCCGCTCCAGTTTTTAAAGTTTTATCGCGGAGTAGAGGAGTCAGGTCGTCCTCGCTGGTCTCATAAGCCGGAAATCGTTGGTTCAAATCCAACCTCTGCAACCAATGGGGGCGTAGTGCTAACGGGAACACGGTAGCTTTGCAAGCTTCAATTGAGGGTTCGATTCCCTCCGTCTCCACCATTTTAAGAAAACGGCAGCGTAACTTGTTCTATACTAGTTAACATTGAACAAGCCATCGGGTGAAAGCAGTAGAGTTTGGTGTAGGCATACATCTAAAACTTTGAAGTCTCTACAATAATGCTGAAACGGTGATGCTGCCACCATTTTATGTCAGTATTGGTTAGGCTTAACCGGCTCCCTTCTTTCTCAGGCGTCGAGAGGGTAGAGTCCGAGTGGGTTCAATTCCCACACTGACACCAATTTTTATCTAGGAGTAGCGCAGCCAGGGTAGCGTACCTCATTTGGAATGAGGGGGTCGCAGGTTCAAATCCTGCCTTCTAGACCAGTTTCGGAGGGAATCCTGCATGGCGCAGAATGTATTCAGTCCAGTGAATATCTACCGCATCACAAAATTAATTGGTTCGACTCCAATTCCCTCCACCAATTTTAATGGGACTCAACCTACTTGGGTGTAGGAGCATTCCGTCCAACGAATGTTTTCAGCAACATGTATCATGTTATGGTTCGATTCCAAAAGTCCCGCCATTTTTATGTGTAGTGAAATCCTCTGGGAAGGGAAGCAGATAAATCCACAGTAGCGTTATATAAACAAATACGCTATGTTAATGGTTTTGTTATTGGCTGGTTCGACTCCAGTGCTGCACACCAATTATTGATGAAGTAGGAACGCACAGCGTATCAACACAGCCCGGTCATGTAATGGAGGGTAGAACGAAATGTTCTGGCAAGTGTGAATCCTACACTGGGGCATTAGCTCAGATGGGAGAGCGACACAATGGCATTGTGTAGGCGATCGGTTCGATACCGATAGGCTCCACCATATGGGTCTTACGTGTTGTTAATCAACATAGTTGAAAGTGGGTTAGACTCCCACATAGACCTCCAAATTTAAATGGGCGTAGCATTGGGTTGGGTCGAAGCCAACGTATCGAATGGGTGTCGAGATGTAATTGGGACGGGCCCGCGCAGCCTTACTGGTTCGAATCCAGTTGCGTCCACCATTTTAATGGCCCCAGCGTCTGACATGGTTAGGACACTAGCCTCTCAAGCTGGAGAACCGGGTTCGAGTCCCGATGGGGCCACCATTTAGTGAACATAGTTCACCGGCAGTACAAGCAAGCATCAGGAACGGAGAGTCTTGTACACTCTAAGATGTTCTAGCAGAAACTTACAGAGTTTCAAAATTACAACTGGGTCGGTGGATTTGTTATAAACAACGATATCGGCAAGCTAATCTTCAGAGGATTAAGCTTCGTGCAGTGACAAACACTAGTAAACCTGGAGTTGATATCGTCAGAGAGACTAGTAACAAACTACTGCCACTCTGAAATTAGTTGTTGACACATGTTGATAAGTACATTATAATAAGCACATACAAAGCAGCAATGCTTTGTTAGTTCTTTGAAATTGTAGTATTATACGAACACATTGGTTCTGTCGCCGGTAGTTAAAGACTAGTGTGTTCTTATAATATTATTAGACTGTTTAGATGAACATTCGAGGTCTTGCATTAAGCTAGCAATGCATAGATACGGTTGCACCCATAGACGAGTGTTGTAAAACGAATAGATCCTGTTCAGGAATGTTCTTCTAAATAGTTTAACGGGCATTGGCCTAGTCTGGCTAAGGCGCCTGGTTTGGGACCAGGAGATCGTAGGTTCGAATCCTACATGCCCGACCATTTTAATATGCCCGGTTAGCTCATTCAGGAGAGCGCCTGCTTTACACGCAGGAGGCGGCGGGGGCAGAACCTGCACCGGGTACCAATTTTTAAGTTTAAGGATTATTTCAGCACTTATCTTATGGATAAATTTTTGACTTCAACTCAAAAACGAGAAGGTTCAAACCCTTCAAAACTGTAATCCTGTTTAATTTAGGAGATATCATGTATCCCACAAGCAAAGAGCTTCATCGGCGATACGAGAAGGCTCGTAAGAAAATGAAGTCTGAACGTGGATTTCGTGGCAAAGTCAAGAAGTTTATTCTTGATTGTCTCTCAAAAGATGAAATGAAAAAACTATGACGCATTTAGAATATCTTCAACAGAATGCACTAAGCACTCGCGAATTTGAGGGCGGCAAGTTCGCAATATATTGCTTGATTGAAGGCATAGCAACTTACAATCATCATAACCACAAGTATTTGTGGTATCGGCGACCGGATACAATATCCGCCGACAAAATGCGAGAAATGATTACACAATAAGTTTAGGGATGCATTCTGCATACTTTAGGAATGATAAACAGCTATCTGTAATGGATGTGTGGGTTCGAGTCCCACTAGTCGTACTTGTTGCGACTATGGCGGAATGGTAGACGCGGCCGTCCAAAACCAAAAGCATCCCGTTTATTTTATTGACACAACATGCTTACTACGCTACAATTAGCACATAGAAAGCATTATGCTCCTGTAGCTCAATGGTGAGAGCAGTCGCCTCATAAGCGATAGGTTCGGGGTTCAAATCCCTGCGGGAGCACCAACATTAAGGATCATATATATGACCGCTTGGCGTAAGATTCGTAAACAAATTGAGTTTACTGCCGACAAATATCTTGTCTGCGTTTCAGGCGGAGTTGATTCAATTTTCTTGTTAGACTTTTTGGTAAAAAGTGCTGTTTACATTGAAATTGTTCATTATGATCACAATATGAGAGAAGACTCGTGTAAAGACTTCTACTTGATTTCAGAATATGCGCAAAAACATAATCTAGTTCTATGGACAAATAAAACTAGTCCTCTTACCAAAGACTCAAATGAAGTCGATGCTAGAACGGCAAGATGGCAGTTTATTGAAGAAATTGCAAGGAATCGCGGATTCACCTATATCATGACTGCACATCACGCAGATGATCAAGTTGAAAATGTACTCATTAGGCTTATGCGTGGTGATCCGCATCATAGTCTAACAATGCGACCTTTAACTATGGTAAATGGTTTTTATCGTTATAAGCCATTTTTAGAAGTTGATAAAGAAACTATTGTCAATCAAGCATTGCATTTTAAGTTGATATGGAACGAAGATAGTACTAATATCGTTGAGAAGTATGACAGAAACTTTGTTCGCCATACGTTGTTGCCGTTGATGGCAACAAGAACAAATGTTTATAAGTCAATTCAAACTGGTATTTCAAAAACTGTTGAACTATAAATTTTAGATAAAATCCTTGGTTTAGGCCAAGGTTGCAGCCGATATTGAGAGTCTTATGGACCCGTAACTCAATAGGTCAGAGTAACCGCCTTTTAAGCGGTAAGTTCTCGGTTCAAGTCCGAGCGGGTCCTCCAATTTACCGGTTTTCGGTGAAGTCCGGCATATCGACCCTTTGACTTATAAGAAGAGGCACGATTAAGTTGCGTTAGCGTCTTATAATAGGGTATGTGAAGTATGTAAAAACCGTTCTCTTCAAATAAGAGACATTGCCTTAGAGAGTAAACTAAATATTATTAATGCGGACGTAGCTCAGTGGTAGAGCGCGACCTTGCCAAGGTCGATGTCGAGGGTTCGACCCCCTTCGTCCGCTCCATTTTAGGATTTACTGTGTTTATAAGTCCCAACTTATCCATTCCTGAAAGTTTAAAACAGCAAATAATTGATTTTGCCTTAAACAGTGGTGTTGATTATTTTGTCAACAATGGACAAGGTCGCAGATTTTGTAATCTCAATAGAATAGATTCCCAATTATCTCAAAAAGTACGAGAATTTTCCAACTACTGCTATGGCAATTACGGCATTTCAGTAGTTGAAGAACCAATGTTTGGTAATTTCATAGGAGTAAACACACGAGGTGCTTTTGTGCATCCTCACCGTGATCCTAGAAGCAATCAAGGCATGCTGCATGTAAGATTAAACTTTATACTAAGTTTACCTCACAGTGGTGGTCAGCCTGTTATTGAAGGTCAAGAGTACACGGTTGTCGAAGATCAATGTTGGCTAAATTTAGCCAGTGAATGGCAACATCAATCAACTCCTGTACAGGGCGAAAAACCTAGAATTGTACTAAGTTTAGGATCTTATGTCGCAGAAGATGATGTAAAAAGTTTTAGAGTGTTTTCAGCATAAAATTCTATCCATGAAAAGGACGGTGTCGTTGGTTCGAGTCCAACTCTCCCCACCAACTGCGGGGAGGTAGCTCAGCTGGTAGAGCACGTAAAGAACAATACACTCTGTTTAATTTAAGTTCTAGGATTGTTTCAGCAAAAAACCTTATGGTAGCTCAATGGTAGAGCATTTGCTTTCAACGCAAACTGAGCGGGTTCAAATCCCGTCCAAAAAACACAATCCTGTTTTTATACTTCTTTGGGAGTTTCCGGTTCAGCAGGGCGTTGACCTGTTGTTTGTGCAGGTTCATCTTTTGCTGGCTTTGTGCTTGTTTGCTTTTGTGCAGCTTTAGGATCAGATAACCACTGTCGTGCTGCCTGTGTTTTAACTGGCGTGTTAAGCCAAGATCTAATACTCTTGTCAACATAGTTAATGTTGGCATCGGGACGTTCAGCATCGATAACAAAGAACCTTGCTCCAAATAAGTTCTGTAATGAACCTATTCCCTTTTGCACCTTATTCCAGGTATCTTCAATATGTTTTGGTGAAGTTACTCTTCCAAAGTCTGGACCAGGACGTTGTGAACGTTCAGTAGCTCTTTTGAGACTTGTTTCTAATGATGAGTTAACGAAAATCATTGCAGTCTCATAACCCATTTCTTCTAGGTCTGCTTTAACATCAGCCATCTTTTCTGGATTCTTCGCAGTACCATCAATGATTAAACCAATTCGACCTTGACGAAGTAATTCTTCTAGGCCGCGATACGTTTTCCAAGATGCTTCGTAATCCTTGTTTTGATCGCCACTAGCGCGTCCTTTATGTCTCATAAGATTATAAAAATCATCAACATTGAGGTGTCTTAGACCTGTACCAGAGAGTAGCTTTTTAGCGGTAGTTGTTTTACCAGCACCTGGTGCTCCGGCCATAAAAACTGCTTTAAAAATGTGAGGATCATACGGACCCTCTTGTATGGCGGTTTCATTTAAAAGATCTTTTATTTTCATAATATATATTTATAAATATGTTTATGAGAATTATAGAAATCTTTAAATCCGAACTGAAGCCGGGTGAGCGCAAGGGAATGTCCCTTAACTTGCCAAAACTAGAAAAACTGCTGAAGAAAATCACTGATTATGAAGAAAGCGCGGCCCTTGCAAATAATATGAAAGTGCCTGATTCAGTTGCTGCTGAATATGAAAAAATGAAGCAGGGACTCTATGCAGAAATTGATTCCCTAAAACAACAGAAGTCAAATCTTAAAAGTGAAAAGAATAATCTTCCAATCCAATTTTATAATTTAATGACGAGGATTGCAAAAAATTGTACAGAAATCGTCAAAGTTTATACTGATTTAAATCCAGATTTTAAAACTTCTGAAGCCAAAGTATTTTATCGCGGCATCAAGTCCACTGAAGATGCTCTCTATGGTAAACCATTTGATGAGCGCCGTGTAATGAGCAGTAGTTCACGCCTTAGTGATATTTTTAACAAAGGCATGGAAGCAGCTGGATTCGAAGCAAGAAGAGATAATTCATCATTCGTATCAGGTGATAAAAGTCAGGCTTCGGGATATGGCAAAGTATATGTAATGTTTCCCAAAGATGGATTTTCATTTAGCTGGAGTCGAAACACCAAGGATTTAATTTTAGATAGAGGATCCTATCCAAAAATGTTGGACTACGAACTACTTGCTCCTTTAAAAGATTTCGTGTTAACCAATCGAGAAAAACTAGGAGCAAAATATGATTTTATCTTTAATAATCTCTTTGGGGAATATAATCTAGAATACAATCTTAACTCAATTAAAAAAGCTATTGAAGCAGGTGACATCCCAAAAGAATTCATGCCTTTAACTGAGCTTGAAAACATCATGACTCCTGAAGGAATAGTCAAAGGATTTGATTTAGATCAAGAAGATCTGACGGGGGCTATTGCTTCTGGAAATGAAGTCTTTATTCGTGGTGCATATTATGCTGTTCAAGAAAGTCTCATGAAAAATATCATGAAGTTTCTAGAACTACAAGTTTATCCCGAAGGCAAGCCTAAAATCATTACACCTGGAAAATATGAAATTGGTGACCGTGTTACTGTTAAATCCAAGGGTAATCACTATTACGGGCTGTCCGGTGAAGTACAGTATGTTTACACCAATTATGACGAAGTATCAGTGAAGTTGGATGGTGAAAATTGGACCAACGACTTCAAGATTAAAGATATTAAACACGAAAGTGAAGCTGATTCAGAAACTCCTGATCCTAAATATGGTGATTTAGTTGAAGTTATTGACACTAAAAGTGCATACTATGGTCAATCTGGAACTATATCCCACATGTATACTTCTGGTAACATCGAGATATTCTTCAAGGGTGGCGAGTACGGTCTTCTTAAGCCACACCAAGTTAAAATACTAGATACAAAAACTGACAATGATAAAATTAAAAAAGGCGATAAAGTAAAAATTATTGGCAAGCATTCTAACGCAGGTGATATCGCTACTGTTACCGATGTACATGATTCTTTTAAAGATACTACATTAGAATTGGACAACGGTAAAAAATTGTATGATGTTCCTTTGGCAAGTCTTGAAAAAGTCGGCGCTGCTCCAAAGTCTCTAGAAATTGGTGATGTTAAAAACGGTGATAAGGTTATGATCATCGGTAATCATAAATACACCGGTAAAACTGGTGAAGTATCATACGCTTATTCTACAAAGCCACTAGTTGATGTAGAATTTGATAATAAGGTTGCCATCGATGTTCCCTTAAAAAATATTGAAAAGATTAAAGCCGAAGCTGAAAATCCTAATTTAATAGATGCTGCTTATGAAGTTACTATGCCAGGACTTACACCGCTTTATCAGGGACAATTCCTCACTCAGAATGAATATGATCAGGCTATAGACGAATACGGTGATGATACATTCACTGTTAAAAAACTTGATAACCCCGATAAAAATGATCCAGATTTGAACTTAGACAATCTCAAGTGGGAACCAGAGCCAGAAGTAAAAACACCTAAACAATATTCAGAGGGCGATAAGGTAAAAATCATAGGAACGCACAATACAGGAAAAACTGGCACAATAACTCAGATTCAAAAAAGTGGCAATGTTATAGTAAAATTAGACGATTCTGATGATAAGACATTTCTTTATCCTAATGAAATTGAAAAAATTAAAACTTCTGAACCTGAAGTAATACCTGTCCATTCGTTTAAACAAGGCGATTCTGTTAAAGTTATTGATGGGCCTGCTGCCGGCAAAACTGGTAAGATAGCTAATGTAGGCAATATAATGAAAATCGCAGATGTAACCTTTTCAGATGGCTCTACCAAGTATATTGGGTTCAAACAATTGCAACTTTTAGATTTTCCAATACAGGATATTGCTAAGAAAAAAACACCATTGGGAGATTTACCTGCTGTTCAACAATTGATTAAGAGTGCAGCACGGTCAAATAAAATAACTGTTGATCAATTAGATCAAGCTATTGGCACATTAAATCCAACCAGTCAAGAGATTGAAGAGTTAATGGCTTATATAGCAAATCTTGGCATGGAGATAGTTGACAGCAATTCATTCTAGTGTTATAATATTTTTTTACACTAGGAGTTATCATGTTAAAAGACAAATTAGCTGGAGCATTTATTGGGCTTGCTGTGGGTGATGCCATTGGTACCACTGTAGAATTTAGAGATCGTGATACTTTTGAACCGGTTACTGACATGCTTGGTGGTGGACCGTTCAATCTTCCTGTAGGTTATTGGACTGACGATACTAGTATGGCACTTTGCCTTGCAGATAGTCTAGTTTCTAATCGAGACCTTGATAAAACCGATCTTCTTAATCGCTTTGCAGACTGGTATTATAACGGTGCAAACTCGTCTACTGGCCGGTGCTTTGATATTGGCAACACTACTCGCACTGCAATTTCTAACTTTAAAAAAACCGGTGAAACTAAAAATAATCCAGATTTCTTCGGCGCAGGCAATGGTTCAATTATGCGACTTAGTCCAGCAGTACTTGCGCATTACGATGACGAAGAAAAGGCAAAGGCAACTGCACTCGTGCAGAGTGAGACAACTCATGCTTCACCTGCTTGTTTGCATTCATGTGAACTTATGGCGGAAGTGTTACTTAATGCAATCTACACCACTGAAAAGAGTCGGATTTTTAATGTAACTGCTAAAGATCATTGGGTAGAAGATGTAAAGAACATTCTCACTTCACTTGAAGTTAGCCGCGAATATGTTTCTTCGTCTGGATATGTTATCCATACTCTTCATGCTGCCCTATGGTGCGTGTATCACACGGATAACTTTAAGGATGCTATCTTGCAGGCAGTTAACCTCGGGGACGATGCTGATACTGTTGGCGCTGTCACAGGACAAATTGCTGGTGCATTTTATGGACTGACTGGAATTCCTGATGATTGGAAGAACAAGCTACATGACTTTTCTCGTTTTATAGACTTAACAGAAGAATTAATTAAAAGATGAGAATAATATTTTTAGATATTGATGGTCCAATAATTAATGTAAGTTCTCCAGTCATGGTATCTGAACTGCGGTTAGCTTGTAATAAAGTTTCAATTCAATTGCTCAATGATCTGTGCATTGAGTCTGGTGCAAAAATTGTAACCAACTCAATGCACAATTATCACTTGCCCTATGGAAAAACTTTAAAAGAAGATTTAATACATTGGGGGATTGATCCAACACATTTTCACAATGATTGGAGAACAATTTTTCCAAACATTGATTATACAGATGTGACAAGCACTGTTCGTGGTATTGGTAGATTAATTGCCATTAATCAGTGGATCGCTGACAATGGTGAATGCGATTGGGTTTGCTTTGATGACAGAAAGTTTACTGAATCTAAACGGCTAGTGTATATTGAAGACGGTGAAGGCCTGCGGGATGAACACATTCTAGCCGCAATAGAAGTTTTTTCCTCAAGGCAAGAAAAATAATTTATTGCTCTCTGGTGCAATTGGCAGCACGTCTGACTCTGACTCAGAAGGTTCCAGGTTCGACCCCTGGGAGAGCATCACTAACTTTACAATGATAAATATCGTGAGGAATAAAAATGTTTTACACGATATATCAAATAACAAATATAATCAATAATAAAATTTACATAGGCAAGCATCAGACTATGAACCTAGATGACGAGTATATGGGATCCGGGAAATTATTAAAAGCTGCGATTAAAAAGTACGGAATAGAAAATTTTAAAAAAGAGCTATTATATATATTTGATTCTGAATTCGAGATGAATGTTAAAGAGAAAGAATTAGTGACGGAGGAATTTTGTGATCGGGACGACACATATAACTTATGTGTTGGAGGTCAAGGAGGATTTGGTCATATAAACAAGTCGGATATCAGAAACGGAACCGAAAACACTATGAAAATTACAGAATATCGGCTCATTTTTATAGATGCTCTAAAAAGAGGCAGAGATACTCAAAAAAAACTTAAAGAAGAAAACGGAGAATGGGCAAAAAGAAATCGCGAAGCTCGTTCCTTGGCTGCAAAGAAAAGAAATGCAGGAAGTGGTAATCCATTTTTTGGTAAAAAGCATTCAGAAGAAACTTTAGCAAAACTTCGAAAATCAAAAAATAAGGGCAAAAACAATTCTCAATTTGGATCTATTTGGATCACGAATGGTCACGTAAATAAAAAAATTAAAAAAACAGATATTATTCCACCTGGCTGGAATAAAGGAAGAATTATAAAAAAATTTGAATAATATCAGTTGACAACTTGGTCAACAGTATATAATATACAAGCAATTAAAGATTCATTCGGCCATAGTGTAATTGGCAACACGCCAGATTTTGATTCTGGAGACTCTAGGTTCGAACCCTAGTGGCCGATCCAAAATATGAAAGTTAAGTAATGGAAATTATTTCAAAGTATAATGGCGATTCTGATAACAGTGATCGCAGTGCCATTATTTTCAAAGACGAAGCGGGATTAAAAGTTGAATGTTATGTTCAACAATATCCAGTTAAACTTATCGATGTTTCTGAACATTCAATGCGGTACGCAGAAGATACTGCTGAAAATTGGGTAACAGGAATAATTGAAAACTAATTAAATGCGCGTGTAGCTCAGTGGTAGTAGCAACGAGCTGATAACTCGTAGGTCGCAAGTTCAACTCTTGCCATGCGCACCATCAAATAAAGGAAGAAAGAATGCCAGCTATTACATTATCAAAGTCAGGAGTACGATATGATCATCAGGAATGGATGTCTCTGGTAAGTTCAGGTGAAGCAGAAGTTCTTCTGGCAAAGTACGGTCCTGGTTTTACAGACGAGGCCTGGGCCAGACATCATGCCATTCCTAATAGGGACAAAGGTCCTCGTCGAAAAACTTTTCGATAAATTATCATATAAAAAATGGGCTCGTAGTTCAGCTGGATAGAGCGCCTGGCTTCGAACCAGGATGTCGGGAGTTCGAATCTCTCCGGGCCCACCAAAATTAATGCTGTATTAACTCAGTTGGTAGAGTACCTGTTTAGTAATCAGGATGTCGGCGGTTCGATTCCGTCATACAGCACCATGATAAATACAACATGCGTATTACAGAACTCATAGAAGCAATCGATCAAACAGCAGGCTTAACTCAGGCTACATATGATCTTCTTACCCGAGAAATCGATCAATTTATTAGGTGGAATGCTGAATCTATTTTTGATTCAGTAGGAGAAGGCGATTACTTAAAAAAGATGAGTTCTCTTGAAAATAGAGTTGAAGAAATTCGTGGCCGTGGATTAGATTGGCGTGAGGAAGATAAACTTGTATCCAATCTTCAATATAAGTCACAAGATCTCAGTGGCATCGTGCAATCAAAACTATACAAAAGTGAGCCGAATACTGATATTGTAGATGAATTCATTGATGTAATGGAACTTCATCTACAGGATTTGGCTCGTGATTACATGGAAGCACAGTTTGGTAAGATTGAACAATATAAAAATGATGAGCCATGGGAAGAAAACAGAAAGAAGAACCTGTATTGGCTTCAGCACATCATTGTTCAACTTGATACAACTGGCAAAAATAAACACACTGGCGAACCAAAGACTGGTGGCGGGTATTTTCAGCGTCATCCACAAAAATCCACTTTACATAGCAGATCATCACAGCAAATTGATTGGCAGAACGATCTTGCGCAGCACATCAATATATATACTTCTAAAGAAAAATTATGGACTGTATTAACCCACAGATTATTGGAAAGGGATTCCGTAAATCGTTATGGAGATAGTGGCGTTGATAATCCTGTCCCTGCATTTCTTAAAGAATTAGTCAGTACTTACGTACACGAAGTTGTTCACATGGATCAGAATGCTCGTGCTAATATCAAGATGCAGTCATCTGACCGTGGATTTGGAAAAGGCGATTACACCAAGATTCCTGATCCAAGTGTTCCTAGGCCGAAACTTTATGCTTCTGACAAGAATGATCAGCGAGGAAAAGACAGTCAAAAGGACGACTGGCGCCGAAAATATCGTGGTGGTAGGAGAGGTCAAAATGCATATGATGCTGACAATTTTGGATACAATGTAGATCGCTGGGCAGCATATTTAGGTTCTGTCAACGAAATTGAAGCACATGCTTCACACGCTGCCACCCAGTTGTACTCGGACTTCATCTCTAATGAGCCTTTTCGATATTCATATTCCACAAATGATAAACAGCGTCAGGTCAATGAATTCGTTGATTCGGCGATTGAGGATGTCAAGTGGGGATATTTTCCAAATAATACTTATCCATCAATAATTGCTCCTACAGCAAAGCAGGCAATGCAAAATTCAAATCCATCTGCTAGAGAACTTCAATTTTTAAAAGTTTGGAAGCTATATTTGAAAAAGATTGTCAAGCATCTTCAAAGCTATAAAAAAGAAGTTCCCAAAGACGACTGGTCATAAAAATCAGTGAACTAATTCTTAAAACCATGGCTCGGGTCTAAGTGGACGGATTCCTCTCATACGGGAGTCTAGGCAGGGGCAGTACCTGCACGAGCTACCATTTCTTCTAATTTTATATTATGTGTTTAATCGCATAAATAAAATAAAAGGAGATATTGTCATGGATTCCATGAGAGATTTAGTTAAATTTATTGAAACAATGGAAGATGTTGCGCCTGATGTAAAAACACAAGCACTTTCAGAGTCCAACAGAATCACCCAGATGATCGAATCCGGTGAATTATCAGAAGCTGAATTGAGTGAATTATTGGGTGGCCTTAGTGCGCTTGGTGGAGCAGCTTCAAGAGCAGTGGGCGGCGCGGCAAGCCGTGTCGGTCAGGCAGCTGCAGGCGCTGGTCAAGCAGTTGGTGGTGCATTGAAGCAAGCAGGACAGGCAATTGGCGGCGCAGCACAGCAAGCAGGTCAGGCAGCATCTGGAGCAGCACAGCAGGCAGGAAAAGCAATTGGCGGAGCAGCAACTGGAGCAGCACAAGGAATTGCTAATACATATCAAGCAGGCGAACAACGTGCAACAGCAAAGAAAACACTGGCATCACTGCAATCTGTGCAACAAACACTAACAAAGTTGCCATTTGATCCAAAATTCATTCAGAATATTGACAAAATGCCATTTGGAAGAGTAAAAGCACTGTTGACCAGTATAGCAAACTCCAGATAATTAGTGCGAATTTCAGAACTCATAGAAGAGCAAATTGACGAAGCTCTGTCTAAATGGGCCAAGGGTGCAGTTGCAGCAGGAGCATTAGGCACTGCTGCACTTGGAGGATATGCAGCAATGCAAAATAATCCAACTCCTGCATCGGAAAAATCTAGCTCCGTTAAATTGGAAATACCAAAAATTAAAGCTAATCCTGAAAAGGTCAGTGAGTTGTTAGCTGCTTTTAATACCGTTGCTGGAAAGACCTTAGTCAGTGCTGCGCGAGGTGCCGGATTAAAGGGCAGAGAACTTGCACAATTTTTAGCACAATGCGCACATGAATCTTTAAATTTTTCGAAATTGCGAGAAATAGGCAATAGTGCATATTTTAAAAAATACGATATAAAACATAATCCTGAAAAAGCAAAAAGATTAGGCAATACTCGGCCAGGAGACGGTCAACGGTATATAGGTAGAGGATATATTCAATTAACTGGCAGAGAGAATTATCGCAAAGCAGGCAATGCACTGGGATTGCCACTTGAGCAACATCCTGAACTTCTTGAAAAACCAGAAGTTGCCGCAAAAGTTTCGGTTTGGTATTGGAAAAATCGGGTCAGTCCTAAAATTGACAATTTTGACAATACACAGGCCGCAACACGGTCTATCAACAGTGCATTACGGGGCCTAGGTGATCGCCATGGCAAATACTTGGCAACATTACATATTCTTGGAATTTTAAACAAAAATTCTTGACAGACGACAATGTCTGTATTATAATAATAACATATTAACCGGAAGCGTGGCAGAGAGGCCGATTGCGTCTGACTTGAAATCAGAAGTACCGCAAGGTACCCAGGGTTCGAATCCCTGCGCTTCCTCCATTGTCAAAGAACACTAATAGATTTTAAAGAATAAATGGGGGTATGGTGAAATCGGTAGACTCGGAGCACTCAAAATGCTTTGCCGCAAGGCGTGGGGGTTCAAGTCCCTCTACCCCTACCAAATTATGGGCCTGTAGCTTAAAACCTTCGACGGAAGTAATCAAAGCACCAGATACCGACATTGAGATTTCCGGATAAACTTAGTGCCGATGAACAACAGAGATACTGGTGAAAATCCAGTCGGGTCCACCAATTTAATGTGCGATTAACTCAGCGGTAGAGTGTCACCTCGACACGGTGAAAGTCGGGGGTTCAAATCCCTCATCGCACACCATTATAGGAGAAGTAAAATGAAGCGTGATATCCATTTTGCCAAGCCCGGTAGCATCGGTCGTTGCTGCCCTGGACATGATACTTTCCCCACTGAAACTTATAACAATCGTCGTTCAAAGAAGGCTCGTAGCCGCGATAAGAAACTTGAACATCGCGTAGCTCGCCACTTGCTGAACCGCAACATTGATATTGATTAATAAATAGTTGATGCGTATAAATGAAATCCTTTACGAAAATCAGAATACTGTATTAAAAAATCTATACCTTTGCGAAGGTGTTTACTACAGTAAAAGTATATTAACCGAGCAAATAATCTATGAGGGATTTTTAGATTCGGCCAAACAATACTTGGGCAATCAGTATACGAAAACCGTCAATGATATCAAGGGTGCTATAACGGATGTTAAAACTGCGGCAATTTTGATCAAAGACGTTGTTTCCGATCAAGCAATGATGGACAGTACAGTAGCGCAATTAGGCAAACAGTGCCGTAATGTACAAAAAACAGTAGTTGCATTAATTACTGAAATTAAAACAAAAATTCCTGCAATTTCGCCTGTTGTTGAAAAATTATGGAATATGTTACAACCTTCTATTAATAGTTTTATGCAAACTACTGGATGGAAAGGATTTTTGGCAAAATTGGGACTATATGGCTTCTTAAGCTATCTTAAAGATATGCTATTAAAAGCAGCAACTATGACTCAAACTGCAATTTCAACAGCCACCGATGTTATAGTAGACAAAGTTAAAGAATTTGCAGGAATCATTACAAATGTTACTATGCCAGGATTTATGGGATTTTTCGATCATATGGCAACTGTGAAAAAGTATTTCTTAGACATTTTAACTTATGTTAAAGGAAAACTATCATTTGGAGCTAATGTCGGAAAGACTGCAACTACTCAAGCGGTAGGTGCCGCAGGACAGCCTGTTATTACAAAATAAAGAAATTTTGGAGTCGTGTCAGAGCGGCCGATTGAACTACCTTGGAAAGGTAGCGTACCGAAAGGTACCGAGGGTTCGAATCCCTCCGACTCCTCCAATAAAATGCCTAGGTACGCAATTCTGGTAAAGCGGCTTGGTCGAGAGTCAAGTGATATGTTTGAGGGTTCGATCCCCTTCCTGGGCACCAAATTAATGGAAGATGCTGGGGTTGGCTCCCCACACTGTTTCGAAAGCAGTAGTGACTGAAAGGTCAATGGTTCGATGCCATCATCTTCCTCCAGTTAAATAGTAGTACATGCGCTCGTGGTGAAATAGGTAGCCACGCGAGACTTAAAATCTCGTTCTTTCGGGAGTGCCGGTTCGAGTCCGGCCGGGCGCACCACGCCTCATTCGTATAGTGGTATTACATCTGTTTCGTAATCAGAGTACGGCAGTTCGATCCTGTCATGAGGCACCAATGCTCCTATAGCTCAGCAGGATAGAGCGCACGATTCCTAATCTTGAGGCCACAGGTTCGAATCCTGTTAGGAGCACCAATTACCGTTGCGGACCGGTAAACTTAGTGTAACGTTTTTCACCAGTTTCAAAATTCACAAGTCTATCAAGATTAAAACCACCTTCTTCATAATCGCCGTTTGATTCTTCTTTCCTAAGATACACTAGTGGTGTATAGAATCCGTCTTCTGTAGGCAAAAAATAAGCTGGTCCGAATCCATGCTCTTTTCGAAAATTTGCTGAGAATGAGTTTTCCATGCCAGTTTTTGATCGTGTTACGCCATGTCGGATAACTTTGTAACTTCCGCCTTTTGGTAGACGAATTCTAGTTCCAACAGGAAGATCATCAAAGATTCCTTTTTCTTTCATCACTGACATTACTGCATTCATGCCACCGGCACGTTGTTGAACTTTTCCCATGAAATCTTTATGAAATCCGCGCAATTCTTTGTCTTGTTTTGCGGTATCAAAATCAACAATTTCTCCTTCGGAAATGTTAAGAAGTTCTTTAATATTCATGGTACACATTTCTCCAATGTAATCATACTATTTATTAATTTTAATATTGACAATACCATCATGGTGTTTTATACTTGTCAAGTAAATAGCAATTACAAAGGCTACCACAATGAAACAGATCAAACATGCAGTATATGAACAAGCAAGAATTCTAGGTCCAAAGATTGCAGTTCTTGCAGTATTTGGTGTGTTTTACTTGATGAGTAAATAAGGTTATCGCAATGAAACAGATCAAACATTTAGTATATGAACAGGCAAGGACTCTGGGTCCAAAGATTGCATTTCTTGCAGTATTTGGTGTAACCGGTGCTGTGTGTTTAGGTGCAGTAACCGTGTTTAGAGCCATTAAGTCTGTTAAAAATGCCGATTTTGAAATCACCGAAGATGACTGGAAAAACGGTCAGGCATAGTTAGCTTATTTGGATATAGTATCAGGCTTAATTTATATAAATAAGATTACCGCCCTTATGGTGAAACCGGAGATCATCCTAGTCTTCTAAACTTGTGTTCCAGGTTCGAGTCCTGGTAAGGGCACCAATTTTACAGAGATACTATGAAAAAGATTAAATGTGATAAATGTGGATTTGAATTCTCAAACAGAGGCGGCAATTTTTTACGGCATTATGATGCATGTTCAGGAAATTATAAAAATCCAGAATCTAAAGGAATTTGCATTCATTGTAATGAATTCTTTGATTTGACCACCAAGTCACTAGGATGGATGGCAAATCATTCAAGATGGTGTAAAAAAAATCCAATGCGTGATCAGTATAATAAAAATACTGAAAAAATGAGAGCTGGAATAACTGAGGAATCTAAAAAGAAATGTTCTATTTCCATATCACTGGCCCATGCAGAAGGAAAATATGACCATATTGATCGCAAAACATTTCTTGGAAAAACACATACAGATAAAACAAAAAAGATACTACGTGATAAAGCACTTTCTTCACCTCATAGAAGGTTAAAGAAACATACAGTAATGTATAATGGCGTATTGTTAGATTCCACTTGGGAATTAGAACTTGCAAGACGTTTAGACAGTATTAATGTAAAATGGACGAGGCCTGCTCCACTAAAATGGATTGATAATAGTGGAATCGAGCATCATTACTTTCCGGATTTTTATTTACCAGAACATAATTTATATTTAGATCCGAAAAATCCACATGCATTTAAAGTTCAGAAAGAAAAATTAGATATACTATTGACCCAGTATAACAATATTGTTATAATAACTACCTTGCAACAATGCAAAGAATTTAGTATATAAGGAATTTTTATGAGTATGCATCTTTGTGGACCAGGATTATCAACTACTTCTACTAAGCGTAAAAAGTCTAAGCCTGTTACAATAACTGCAAAACTTGCAGAAGAGTTTCGCACTTATAACAAGCAGATGCGCAGACTTGGTCTCAAGGAAAAGACGGTTGATGAGTACATTGCCTACAAGCAGGGCAAGAGTAAGTATACACCTAAGATCGTCAAAGATCCATTCAAAACAGAAACATACCGTCGATCAAGTCCTGTTATCCCCAGCGGCAACGGCGTGGGTAATGGATTTGCCAAGGCGCCAATGCAATATTCCGGTGCGCGCAAACTAATTGGAATTGGCACGATGCATAAATCAAATATGGTGCCAATTTTTGAACAAAGTGACGCGGAAGAAATTGCAAAGATGCGGAGGTAATAGTGGGCTGTTTGTTGTTAATTATTGCATTTGTAATTTTTCCTTCACATCCCATAATGGCATTTATATTGCTGCTGATTGCGATTTTAAAATAATGGAAGAATTTATTCAACATAAAGACCTATTGCTTACCAAGCATGAATTTGCCGGTGGCGATGCGCCTACACCAAAGGTCAACAAAGCTAGGCACAAGCTAGTAAAAGACGGCAAAGCAAAAACAGTAAAGGATGATTAATGTTGGAATGTTTAATTATCGGCGATAGTATCGCCGTTGGTACTGAAATGTTTGCACCTAAGCAATGTGTTTCATATGCTAAAGGTGGATATAACACGTGGCAGTGGAACAAGAAGTGGGGCAATACTGCTCTTGATTCTAAGCTAGTTGTCATTAGTCTTGGCACTAATGATCATCAGTTCATTCATACTGAAGCAGAACTTCGTAAGATGCGAAATCGTGTCCACTCGAATCGTGTTGTATGGATTATGCCGCCCTGCAATGAAAAGTTTTGTAAAGCAAATGTAAATGCAATTGTTGAGAAACTAGCACACGAATATGGCGATCAGATTATTGCAACTAAGCGTGTACAACCTGATCATATTCATCCTAGCTGGGCTGGATATAAAGAGTTAGTAAAAAAGGCAGGATTGTAAATTTAGCGTTGACACTACTAATAAATAGTACTATAATTGCAACAACAAATACGGAGCGTGGGCAGGCCGGTAATGCAGCAGACTGCTAATCTGTACTACCTAAATGGGTAGAGTGGGTTCGATTCCCACACGCTCCGCCAGAATTTAAATAATGCGTCGGTGGCAGAGAGGCCCAATGCAACTGCCTGCAAAGCAGTAACACCGCGTGTTCGAATCACGCCCGGCGCTCCAATTTTGAAAGGTAGAGATATGAAAGTTAAAATGTACTGTATCTTTGCCCTTGAATCGGTAAAGAAAATGAACGGTATTCGTGGTAAGATGTGTACTCAGGCAGGACACGCCTATCTTCACAGTTTTTGGGATTCTGTAAAAAGATTTCCTGGTGAACATGGATTTGCCATTGACGAACCTAGTGATGCAGAAAAGTACCAGAATGGTGATCGTGCTTATAAAATTACCTTAATTGTCGATACCGTCGAAGAGCTTAAGGCTCTACAAGAAAAGTACAAGGATATCTGTGGTACTAGTCTTGTGACTGATGCTGGTTTCACAGTATTCGATGAACCAACAACTACTTGCTTAGGTCTTGGACCAATTTTGGAAGACAATGTTGGTGACGATATCAAAGCGTTAAAGACGTTTACCTAATAAGTTTAAGGATGCCTGCAGCAAACCTTTATGCACTTGACTTGTAATCAAAAAAGCAAAAAAGGCATCCTGTTTAATTCAAATCATATTTTAGGATGATTACCGCAATCATTATTCGCTCTCAAAACTAGCGGGCCAGTCCAGTGGGGACAGTGACAATGGGTTCGACTCCCGGTCTTTTAATGTCACAACATCCTGTAAAATATATGTTGACGCAGTCAACACAATACACTATAATACACACATATTAAGCACATTGTTTAATAGGTTAAAAACAGCACAGAAACTTGCATTCATAAAGCAAACCAAATTAACCTGAAAGGAAATAAACATGAATTTTGTAGAAGCAGTAGCAAACCAGGAAGCTCGTACCACTAACGGCATGCGGGCTCTTAAGTCGTCAGCGTCCAAGAACGTTGACCTTTTCTTTGCAATTGGCGCGAGCCGTGGCAAGAATATCGTCCCTGCCTTTACTGGTGCATTCGTGGAAAATCGAGAAATTGCACTGCGCGTTGCACAGTGGGCGCGTGACGCTCGTGGCGGTGCAGGCGAACGTAAGATTTTCCGTGACATCCTTGTTCAGCTGGAAAAGACTGACCCCGATGCAGCAAAGGCACTTCTTGCAAAGGTACCAGAAATTGGCCGATGGGACGATCTACTCGTCTTTGAAACCATCGATCTCAAGACCGAAGCATACGCACTGATCGCAGAAGCACTTGCCAGTGGCAATGGTCTTTGCGCCAAGTGGATGCCTCGCAAGGGCGCAGTGGCAGCAGAACTTCGATCTGCACTTGGTATGAGCCCTAAGCAGTATCGTAAGACTCTGGTTAACCTGACCAAGGTTGTTGAAACTCAGATGTGTGCTAAGGATTGGGACAACATCAACTTTAACCATGTTCCTAGTCTTGCAGCTTCGCGCTACAAGAAGGCATTTACTCGCAATACTCCTAAGTTTGCTGAGTACGTTGCCAAGCTGGTAAAGGGTGATCCTACTGCCAAGGTCAACGCTGGTGCAGTATATCCGTATGATGTTCTTAAGGGCGTCATTCGTCACTATGGTCCTTCGCTGGGTAAGACTGAGCTTGATCACGTTGTGGCACAGTGGAATGCACTTCCTAACTATGTTGGGGATGCAAACATTCTTCCACTTGTTGATGTTTCGGGTTCTATGACTTGTCGTGCAGGTGGTAGCTCTTCTAAGAGTGAGGTTACTTGCCTTGACGTTGCAGTTTCACTGGGTCTCTATCTTGCGGACAAGAACACTGGCAAGTTCAAGGACACTTTCCTTACTTTCAGTTCCAGTCCTCAACTAGTTACTCTCAAGGGCAATGTTGTTGAAAAGGCTGCACAGATGGCCAAGAGCGAATGGGGCATGAGTACTAACCTACACGCTGCATTCAACAAGATCCTTGATGTTGCAGTCAAGAACGGTGTACCTCAGGGTGAAATGCCTGAAATGCTGCTTATCCTCTCGGACATGCAGTTTAATTGTTGCAGTAACTACGACGACACTGCAATTCAGATGATCGAACGTAAGTACGCAGAAGCAGGTTATACTGTTCCGCAGGTTGTCTTCTGGAACCTGAACGCTAGTGATAACGTTCCGGTGAAAGCAGACAAGTCGGGTGCTGCACTCGTGAGCGGTTTCAGCCCAAGCATTGTCAAGGCACTGCTTGCTGCTGATATGCAGGAGTTTACTCCTACTGGAATTATGATGAAGGCCATCATGAATCCTCGTTACGATATCTAATCCTTCCCTAATAGCTCTGGCATTAATTTGCCAGAGCTATTTTTTTGTCTTGACTCCATGTAATAAGTTTTGTATACTATATGTGTAAACAATAAAGGAACATTTATGTTTTCATTTTTTAAGCGTAAGAAGAAAAAAGAACTAGTTTCTGTTATAGAACCCACTGTGGCTCCTCATATGAAGCCATTAACTGAAAAAGAAGCAAACAAATTCAGATCAGATGTAAAGTCAAAAGGAATTGTTCATCCCGCAAGTCGTGAAAATTATTCTTCGCCATCATATAATGATAGCACAACCGATATACTTACTTCTGTAGCAATATCTAATATGCTTTCAAGTTCAAGTTATGACAGCGGTTCCAGTTATGATTCCAGCTGTAGTTCTGACAGCAGTTCTAGTTGTGATAGTGGCTCTTGGTAAAAGGAAATTAAGATGAATTACGAAGGTTTGTTTGAAGACTTTAATAACATTCGCTCAACACAGCCCTATGCAGTTGGCAAGGTCATCGATGAAGCGCAGAATTATATTGAGTACCTCGAGGGTAAGGAAAATACTCTCAACCAGCTAGTTGATTATTTTAACCAACTTGATGAATCCAATGGTTTTGAGTCTAAGTCAGACATCTTAGGCAAGATCCTCACTATCCTCCCCCCTGAATAAGGAATTTTATTATGTTTAAGAAGTTTGTTATTGGCTTTATGGCCGCTCTTATGATTGCTCAGCCTGCACTTGCCGGAAAGTATGGTAGTAGTTCTTCCAGTAGCCGAAGTTCGTATTCTAGCTCGCGCAGCTATAGTTCGGGCTCAAGCTATCGTCCCAGTAGAAGCTATCAGAGCAGCTATCGTCCTAGCTCTTCGTATTCACGGCCTGCCGCAACCCAGCCGCGCTTTAGTTCGGGACCTTCCTACAATACTTCGCGACCTGCGCAGACTCGTGTAGTTCAGCGTCCATACAATGGTTACAATCGCGGCGGTAATACCTATAACAACTATAACAACAATGGTGGCGGATTTGGCGGCGGTGGATTCGGCGGCGGTGGATTTGCCAGTTCGTTTGGCGGCGCTTTTACCGGGTCTATTCTTGGTAACATGATTTTTGGAGATGGTCACCACGCTGCTCCGGTCGTTGTTAACGGCGGTGGTTATGCACAGCCTCCTATGTATAACGAAGGAGGTTATGTAGGCGGTGCTCCTGTAGTCAACAGTGGTCCTGGATTCTTTGGAATGATCTTTTGGGGTTTTGTTAACCTGCTTACACTGATTGCATTTATTGCTGCACTTGTTTGGATCTTTGTTAAGATTCGTAACTACATCAGGAACAATCGATAATGCTTTGTACTGCATTCTCAAGTGTACTTGAATATAACTTTTTTAGTTTTATTGCAGGTGTTGTACTAACTTCGGTGTTGTTTTTACGTTACATGTTCAAGAACCGTAAGAAGAATACTACAACTAACTAATTTAAAAGGCCCTGCTATTAATTTAGCAGGGCTTTTTTGTTGACTGGTGTGTTTAAACCTAATATAATATGTAAGTAAACAACGCACAGGAGATTGTTATGCGTATTGAAGTTGTAAATGAACGAAAGCTCGTATGCGGACACATTTTTCCTGCTAGTGAGGTTAAGGTTGGTCAGCGTTGGGCGCCAGCGGATGGTAGCGACTACGAAGTTACTATCGTAGAAATTAACGAAGATTATGTGTGGCACGAATCAAAGTTTGGCAAAATGCGTAAGGATGCATTCGGCTTTCAGGTTCGCTACTGCAAGATCGTAGATTAAGGAATTAGATAATGAAAACTTGGGTATCAAGTGATCTGCACTTTGGTCACACTAACATCATGAAATTTTGTCCTGAGACTCGAAAGTACAAGGACGTTGAAGATATGAATCAGAGCATGATTCGCGAGTGGAATGCCAAGGTTGCTCCAGAGGACACTGTCTACATCCTGGGCGACTTTGCGTTCCTGCCTTCAAACAAAGCTGTGGCAATCTTGAATCAGCTGAATGGTGATAAGATCCTGATTGAAGGCAATCACGATCGGAAGCTGCTCAAGGATCCTGTATTCCGTCGTTGCTTTAAAGAAGTTCATGTTTACTTGGACACCGTGCGCTACGACAAGAAGCCTGTGATCATGTTTCATTACCCAATCGCCGAGTGGGATCGTATGCATCACGGTGCTATCCACCTGTTCGGACACGTTCATGGTGGTGTTAGCGGCTTAGAAGCATATCGTGCCCGGGATGTGGGCATGGATGCTACTGGCAATGTTGTTACACTGCTGGACGACATCTGTGCCGATGCTGCCAAGGGTGCGATTAAGGGACATCACTAATGGTCAAAGTCGGCGTAACTGGCACACGTTCAGGAATGAACAAGCGTCAAAAACAAGAGTTTACTGAACTCTTAACCGAACTCGGCACCGGCGAATTCCATCACGGGGATTGCGTCGGTGTTGATGTTGAGGCAGCTAAGATTGCTGAAAAGTTGGGCTGGCGTACAGTGTGTCATCCTCCTGTTAAAGATGAGCTTCGTGCTTATCACAAGTCAGATGAGATTCGTGAACCTAAGTCCTATTTTGCTAGAAATCGCAACATTGTAGACGAGACTGATGTGCTGCTTGTTGTACCCTATCAGGACAGTCACCAGAGTCAAGGCGGCACCTGGTATACCAATGATTATGCTGTTAAAAAAAGCAAACCTTGTCACATTATTTTCCCCAAGAACAACTAAAGGATCCGCAATGGATGATTATAAGGAAAGGTGGATAGCGATACAGAAAGAATGGGAAGCAGACTATCAAGATTATCTTGAATGGTCTGAGTCGTATGAGGCACCAGGTGATGAACGAGCTACTGATTTCATGATCATCATGTTTTGGTGGGTACCTGTCTTTCCTGTATTTTTGTTCTGCGATTGGATGGGATGGTTTAATTAAAACATAGCTTGACGCCCTCTGGTAAAATCAGTATACTGTGCAAGTAAGTTAAACACACAAGGACACAGACATGAACAAGATCGAACTTAAGAATTGGGTTGAAAAGAATCCCAAGCTGGTTAAGATGCGCGAAAGTGTGAACTATCCAGGCTTGTTTGTGCTCAAGTATTCCAAAACCGTATTTTATAAAAATTTGTGGAATCGTTTCCTTGAGGAATGTCGCGGCACTGTGATTGACAAGGACTTCAACCTCATTTCGCGGCCATTTACGAAAGTGTACAACTACGGTATTGAGAAGCAGGCTCCTAAGCTCAGTGACGATACTGTTGTTGATGCTTATCGCAAGATCAACGGCTTCATGGTTTCGGTTACCTGGCACGATGGAGATATCCTTGTGAGCACTACCGGTAGCCTGGACAGCGACTTCTGTGCAATGGCTCGTGAGCTTATTGACGTGGGCGCATATCGTGAGATTTGTCGTGCAAATCCGCGCCTGACTTTTATGTTTGAATGTGTGCATCGTAATGATCCGCACATCATTCCTGAAGAGGAAGGCATGTACTTGATCGGTTACCGTTTGAAGGAATGGGATAGTCCTGTAAAGGTTGATTCTCATGCTCTTGCGGTATTTGGTATTCAGTTCGGCTGCTTGCCGGTAGAAGGTTTCCGTACTACAGTAGGTGACCTGCGTAAGGCTGTGAAGACCGTCCGCCACGAAGGATTCGTTGCATACACTGAATCAGGTGATGCATTCAAGATCAAGTCGCCGTATTATTTGGTTAAGAAGGCATTGTCAAGGAAAAAAGATATCATGAATCTAAACAAAACTTTAGTAAATGAAGAATTTTATCCACTTGTTACTCATCTGTCCGAGATAAAGGACCAGTTTAACGAAATGGACGAACAATCCAGATTGGAATATATTCGGTCATTTCTTAATAATTAATTTACAATTATCGCCGTGCCAACGGGCAAAATTACTTGTCCCTTGGCCGGTTTTCCCACAATGTGGACAAGTCCACATTTTTTGAAAATTATGTGTGCCATCGGCAACTCTTCGTCTGCTGGCCTCGCCGCCGGGATTCTTTTCGCCCAAGAAATTATGTGTTCCATTAATCAGTCTTTCGTAATTAGGATTATTTTCACCTAAGAAATTATGTGTGCCATCAGCAACTCTTGATCTCTGAAATTCGCCTCCTACAAAAGGATGTATTCCTTTTTCTAATTGTTTATGCACCGGATTAGATTCACCAATAAAATTATGAGACCCATTTTTCATTCTTCGACTAGTTGCTGCGGGTCCTGGATTTCTTCCTTTAGAAAAAGGATGTATTCCTTTTTCTAATTGCTCTCTCGCGTCTTTAGACGTCCAGCCTATACTTCCTCTTTTATAATTCATGCAGTTTGGATCGTCATAGTGTTGAGAAATGAAATACTCTTCTAGTTTACACAACTCATCAAATGTTGATGCTTCTGCTATGATTTCTCTAGAAAGTGTAGATTTATCTTTTATATTTTTAATCCAATTTCCAGAACCTAAATATCCGTCATTTAAATTTTCAGTTTCATGACGACCAATATAATATTTGCCATTTTTATGGGTTGTTTTATATATGAATAAATACATTGCTGATAGTTCCTTTACAACTGTTAGTGTCCTTGGGTTTTGCCGAACCGCGAAGGACTTTTTTCTTGACTGCATCTTGTTTTATGCTATACTTATTTATACAGAAAATTATTCTCCTCTAACTTTAAGGACGAACAATGACTTTTGATGAATGGATCGCAACTCAGGATAAATGTCATCCTGCTGACCGGAGTAGTCTTACCAGCGCATATCGCTTTTGGATCAACATTGCTCGTGCAGCATAGGAAACTGGATACGATCAAGGGTATGAGTCCGCAAAGAACATTTGCCCTGCTCGTGAATGTCAACTAATCTGGCAAGACGAAAGGGACAAGACATGACCTTTGATCAATGGTTCAACGAACAGTTTCCTCAAGATTATGACGATGAATCTGCCAAGGATCGGATCCAATGCTATGAGATTTGTAAATCTGCTTGGGAAGCCTCTCGTGAAAATCTAACTGTAGAGGATATTTGATATGACTTTTGAACGTTGGTTTGAGAAAGAGTATGGCAGTAAGCCCGATTTGGAAAATGACAGCTATTCTCAAGTAGCAAAGGCAGCATGGGATGCCGGATACCAAGCCGGTGGTTCGGCAGAAGTCGAATGGCAAGATTATTTGGATAGGTTAGATGACTAGTTATTACAATGAACACAACGGCTGGGTAGATAACGGCAAGAAGCTGCATAACAATCCTTGTCCCAATTGTGGGAGCGAAAACTTTCGCGAAACTGTGAGCCGTGAATACTGTCCCGACTGTGGCATGGAATGCAACTATTGGGGTAATGGTTCTAACGCAGTCTATGACGAAATGTGTAGACAAAAGTGGGCCGCAGAGGAACGCGAACGTGAAGAGGCGTTTCGTCAGCAAATGGAGGAAGAATGGGGCAGCAATAGCTGGGATTGGGACGAAGATGACGACTGAATATAAGCAACATACTTCTGTTGTATCACTGGACGAGATTCTATGGGCTTGGGGCAAGGAATTCACAATGCAGGATGGGTCCGAAATCGTTGGAATTGATCACTATGTTGATCCTGTCAAGAATAAGGCAGTTTTTGTGATTAGCACCAAAAAAGAAGTTTGACAATGACCAAGGAAGACCTACAGCGTGTCTACGATTCACTGCTTGAGTGTGGGCCTGATGAAGAAGACTTCAGTTGGGGACCCACTTATGAATTTGCCTTAAAGCGCAGAGAAACTGCCTTGCAAATTCTCATGAAGGAAATAGGCGAGTCTCGATAAATTATTTGTATTCTCAATAGAAAGTGTGTATAATACACTAACAACCAACAGAAAGGATGTAAGATGACTAAGATTTGTACTATTCTCGTCGGCGCTCCTTGCTCGGGTAAAAGCACCTGGGTCGATAATTTGCCGTGGATTGAAAATACCTATGTTGCATCCACTGATTCAATCATCGAAGATATTGCTCATGAATATGGCATGACCTACGATGACGGGTTCAAAGAACTTGTTGGTTTCGCTGACAAGGTCATGTGGAATGATCTTAAGATGACCGCCGAGGACGGTGATCCGATTATCATTGATCGTACTAACATGAGCAGAAAGAGCCGTCGTAAGTTTATTGATTTTCTTGCAAAGTATGGATACACTTTCAACGCTGTGGTGTTTGATGTTCCTGAAGATCGCTCGGAATGGAATCGTCGCCTAAACTCGCGTCCGGGTAAGACGATTCCTGGAAACGTGATTCAGTCCATGCTTGCATCGTTTCAGTTTCCTACGCATGATGAAGGATTTCGTGAAATTACGGTAGTGAATTCTTTTGCAGACGTGGAAGTTTTAGAAGGGAATTAAAATTATGACCACAATTTTTCTGGACATGGATGGTGTAGTTGCCGATTTTGACGGCTACGCCAGCAAGGTACTTGGACAACCTGCTCCTGATGGGCGCTGGCCTGATGAAGTCTGGAGCAGCATTATCCGCGATCCTCGCATCTACTTTCTTCTTGAAAAAACAAAGGAAGCAGATGCGTTGGTCGAATACTGTCGGTATTTACGAGACACCCGCAATTATGAACTGTTGTTCTTAACTGCTGTTCCCAAGGGCAACGATGTTCATTGGGCGTTTTACGATAAGGTGCTCTGGGGACAGAAGCATTATCCGGATATTCCTGTTCACTTTGGCCCGTTTGCCAAGAACAAGAAGGATCACTGTAAGCCGGGCGATATTCTTATCGACGACAAGCCCAGCAATATCGTCGAATGGACTGAAGTTGGCGGCAATGGCATCTTGCACACAGGCAACCTGCTAGAAACCTTAGATATCCTTAAGGGCCTAGTACTAGGCAATGACTAGAGTTGTAGTAAACGGTACCTTTGATATTTTGCATGTCGGACATCTTGAATTGCTCCGACATGCAAAAACTGCATATCCCAATTCAGGAGTATTGGTTTTAATTGATTCAGATAGAAGAGTCAGCGAACTCAAGGGTCCGAGCAGACCAATCAATACTGCCGAAGAACGTAAAATCATGTTATTGGCACTAAGGTATGTTGACTATGTAAATACTTTTGACAGTGACGAAGAACTCGTTGCTAATATTCGTGCATTTGATCCAGACGTAATGGTCAAAGGCAGTGATTATCGTGGCACCATGATTTTAGGTGCAGAATACTGTAAAGAAATTTATTTTTATGAGCGACTTAAGCATTTTTCAACAACCAAAAAAATTCAGGATATTACTTCTAGGTGATACGTGTTTAGACGTATACAAGTACGGAGTTGTGGACAGAATTAGTCCAGAAGCACCTGTTCCTGTATTTAAATTTACACATGAATATACTTTGCCAGGAATGGCAAGTAATGTAGAAATTAATCTATTAAATTTAAATTGCAATGTTGTTTGTATTACTGGAAACTCCAGTAAAAAAACTAGAATGATCGACAGTAGGTCAGGACAACATTTATTAAGATTAGACGATGATGTTGCCAGTGATCCGGTGACTATTGAATACATTGAATCTAAAATCAGTAATATACATGACTTTGATGCCATAGTTATCAGTGATTATAACAAAGGATTTATAGGGTATACTTCAATACGAGATTTACGAGATACATTCACCGGTCCTATTTTTGTTGACACTAAAAAAACAGATTTGGAATATTTTGAAGGTTGCTACGTTAAAATAAATGAAAAAGAACGAGCAGCGGCTACAAGTATATGTAGTAATATTATCACTACACTAGGAGATCGTGGTTCTGAATACCAAGGAAAGATTTATGCTGCTGCTCCTACCGAAGTAGTTGACGTGTGCGGTGCTGGTGATACATTTTTAGCTGCCATAGTTTACAGCTATTTAAATACTAATAGCATAGCAGACTCCATGGATTTTGCAAATCGTGCTAGTGCTCTCACAGTACAACATCCCGGAGTATATGCACCTAGATTAAAGGAAATAAAATGACTCGGTTAGAAGGTTTTGTAAAAAAAGGTTGGGGCCATGAATTAATATGGGCAACTAACGACAAGTATTGCGGAAAAATGATGGAATTTAATAAAGGTTCAAAATTTTCCATGCACTTTCACTGTGAAAAAGATGAAACTTGGTTTGTACTAAGTGGCGTATTTGAAGTCGAAATGATTGATACAAAAGATGCTAGTATAAGAAAAATTACGCTGATCGAAGGCAATACACAACACATTCCTCCATTAGTTCCACACCGAGTTACTTGTATCGAAGCAGGAACAATCATTGAAGTAAGTACTCCAGATAGTGTCGAAGACAATTATCGCGTAATGCCAGGCGATAGTCAAAAATCAGTTGCGGATTAAAGTAAAATTTTGTATAATTATATATTATATGCGGCCGTGAGCAAATTATGGCAAAGCTCTCGATCCTTCTGGACGAGGATGGGACAACGTCTTAGACACAGTCCTTGGAGGTTCAAGCCCTCCCGGCCGCACCATTACAAAGGTATAAAATGACCGACAGACCTCGGCACTCTCTGTATATTGATATTGCGGAACGAGTTGCACAAGAAAGTCATGCACGTAGGCGTAAAGTAGGATCTATTATTGTCAAAAATGGTAGAATTATATCAACTGGGTGGAACGGAATGCCCAGTGGATGGGATAACAACTGCGAAATTGAATTAGATGATGGTTCTTTACTAACACGACCAGAAGTACTTCACGCAGAAAGCAACTGTATTGCAAAATTAGCAAAATCCACTGAATCAGGCGAGAACGCGGATCTTTATATTACGCTAAGTCCTTGCCTTGATTGTGCAAAATTGATTCTTCAATCTGGTATCAAAAGCGTTTATTATAAAACGGTATATAGAGACGACTCCGGAATTCAATTCTTAAAAAAGTCTAATGTATCTGTAGAGAAACTTTAAATGGCGACTAGATTTAATTGTGCACCAAAATTTGATGAGCGTGTAAAAATTCCCACAAGAGAAATTATACATAACGTATTCAATGATATCAAAGATCTGGCAATAAATCGAGTTTTTGCGGTCGATGATTTTGTCAAAGAAATTGGTGAATTTATTGCCAACAGGTTTAGTGTAAACGTTTTTTGTGCCACATCTCCAGAAGTTGATCCAGGAGATGTTAATTTAAACGCATACTATGACTCTGAAGAAGATGAAGCATGTAAAATTTCTATAGATATTGTTTTGATAACACATCCCAGAGAAACATGTATAATTTTTGACAAAGATTGTTATAAACGATTTGTCAATAATTTATCAGACGCACTTGCTCATGAACTGATTCATATGAAACAGGCAAGAACAAGAGATTTTATTGAAATAGATCATCGATGCCAATATTATTCCGATGAAGGATTTGAATATCTAGCAAATCCAGATGAAATTGACGCATATGCACATAATATTGCAACCGAATTGAATGACAGTGCAATAATTTTAGAAAAATTAAATCAACCGTCAAAAATAACCATTAAAGAAAGCATAAATCTCTGGGTATATTTTAATGTGTTTGGAAGTGATTTAACACAGCCAATTTTACGACGATTACTCAAAAAAGTATACAAAAAGCTTGACAAATAGACAGATTTGGTTTAAGATAATAGAATGTTAAAAAAGGACTAACATGAAAAACAAAGGCAAACTACAAATTCCCGCTCGCAAAGCTTCACCAGTTCCGCAAGCGGCCACTCCTAATCCCGTAATGCAACCGCAGAATAACAAACAACCTAGCGTGATGATACTGGTTCCTGCAATGGAAATGGTAAACGCAGAGTTTGCACAGCATCTTGCCATGGCATGTGCCAATCTAGTTGCAAACGGAATTAAAATTAATTGTGCATTTAATATCGGAAGTGTGATTACAATTGCAAGACGAAACCTCACTGACATTTTTATGAAAAGTGATTTTGACTATGCATGGTGGGTAGACTCAGACATGAAGTTTCCAATCGACGCGCCAATTCGTCTATTAAATCGTAATGTTCCACTAGTTGGAGCTAATTATCGTCGCCGTAGATTTCCAAATCCAGGATTTACTGGAATGATGGGTCAGCCTGGCAACTTCCAAGAACTGATTACCGACGACAATAGCCCCGCAATGCAAGACGTTGATGTGCTTCCACACGGATGTGTTTTGGTGCATCGCTCAGTATATGAAAAAATTCCACAGCCTCATTATATTCAGGACTTTGTACCAGATATGAATCTTGAAATTGGAGAAGACATTTATTTCTGCAGGAAAGCCAGAGAAAATGGATTCCAAGTGTGGTGTGACCACGAGTTAAGCAAAGAAATTTCACATATTGGAATTTTTCACTTTAATTATAATTTATCAGTTCCACAATAAGGATCCTATATGGAGTTTGAATCAGTCGAGTTGCGTAAAGTCAAAAATGGCGTCGTTATTGCTTTGCGCACCATCGACGAGGACGATGAATACGTGTTTGATACTACAAAAAAAGCACTAAAATTTGTCAAAGATTTACTCGAAGGGAAAGTATTAGACGATGCCTGATATTATAAAAAAAGAATATAACATTAAAGACACAGTCTGGATTCATATGGGAGAGAAAAAACTCACCAAAGGTCGTATTGTTGAGATTATCGACTTTGAACACCTCAATGAGGGGCATAGTCCAGACAACGAATTTTATGTAATTCAAGTACAAACTGGAATCGATCCAGTATATGAAGTCAGAGAATTTGCGCAAATTAGTCCAGATTCTCAGGGACCAATTGCACTTTTTCGTAGAGAGGGATTAGTAGGCGCTAATCGTTTTCTGCGAAAAGTAGGATTGCCAATTCCTCAATTTGAGGAATGGCATGATTCAAATACTACCAAATCTGCAAACACTTCGACTACAGTTCTTCCTAAAAATAATAAAAAACACTATTATCGTAAGAAGAAAAAATCATCTTAATGGAAGAAAAATCGCTAATACATTGGCGTAATGCAAGTGAATTCAAAGAATATAAACTGGTAGACAACCGACTAATTAAATTAAGTCAATGCGTTGTCTACCAGTTCTTTGTTCCTGATGATATTAGAAATTTTAATTCTCTCAATCATATTGCAGAAATGTTTAACATGTTTCTAAATTCTGACAAAGGTAAATGGGTTCTAGAAAACTCATATAATGACCTATGGTACAATAGCTATAAAGAATATGATCGCAATGGAGAACAATTCAAAATCGTAGCAACGTTTGCTGAACCTACAAAGACCATGTATTATCTTAAATGGAAATAGCTTGACTTACAATACATTAGTTGTTAAAATACCTAGATGAAACTAACCTGTCTAGACCTTGAAATGAATCAGCCAAGTGGCAAGATAATTCAAATTGGTGCAGTTATTGGCGACACCAGTTCTGGAGTTATTTCTGGGCGACTTCGAATTTATGTAAATCCCAATGAGCTCCTTAATCCAGATATTATAAATTTGTGTAAAATCTCACAAGAGCAAGTTGATAATGGTCTAAGTTTAGAAGAAGCATACATTCAATTAAAAGATTTTCACAAAAATGCGGACTTTATTAATCCAGTGACATGGGGTGGTGCTGATAGTCAAGAGTTATTTGATCAACTTGATCCTACTGTTCGCACTGATTGGTGTTTTGGGCGTAGGTGGATTGATGCAAAAACTGTTGCAGTGACCAGAATGATCGTTCGCGAGGATCGAGTACTCAGTGGCGGACTTAGTACTACCATGAAACGATTTGGTCTAAAATTCCAAGGTGAAGCACACGATGCACAAACGGATGCAGAAAATACTTTTAGGATATATAATCATATGTTATACTTAATGCGTAGTGGGAGTTTTTAATAATGACTAAAATTATATTTGAGCCAGGATCATTTGATGATTTTGAAGGTACCCAGTCGGAACTGGATGCATTTGTTGCCAAGATCACAGAATTGCTCAGTAGTGATGGCTTTTTGAGCAAATTGAATGATGATAATGTCGAAATCATTGAAGATGACGAGGCAGAAGAGATTAGAGAAATTTTTAACAAGTCTCCTAAAACAATCAATTAAGGAATCCACGATGAACTCGCAATTACCGGCAGAAGGTATTTTACTCCAACGAGATTGGGGTAATGCTAAAACCTACCACGTTGAATGTGAATGCACTGATCCTAACCATGCACATACCGTAGATGTATCAGCTGACGAAGATTTTGGAGTTACTGTAGAAATTTGGACAACTGCGGAAACTCCCTCGTGGAGAATTTCTCGTTGGAAGTTGATTTGGCAACTTTTAACAAAAGGTACTATTAAATATAATGTTGCACTCATTATGCGTGAGCAGCAGGCACTGAATTACGCAGAGGCACTTAAACGAGCAATCACCGATATCAAGGAGTTTAAACGATGAGAAATTATTGGACATGTGGTCCGTTTGCTGACTGGCTTCGTGGCACCGCCAAGCCTAAATGGGGCACAGGCGACGATTGGAAAGAATGGAAAATCAAGGCTAAGGCAGCACATCCTATTCGATGGTGGATTGCAGAAGAGGGGTTAGATTATTTACAAGATGTTTACATGTATGTCCCGGATAAAATTCGCAGTGTTCGATATTATATTAACAATCGGTTTATTACTAGGAGCCATGCTCTTACTGCTCATCGCCGGGATATTTGTCCTGGTAGTTGGCGTGATGTGGGGGATAGATTCCTTCCTTGCCTATTTAATGAGTTGGTTGACTTTGTTGAAATCGAAACCGCCTGGATGAATGTTGTTTGGGACGAGAAAGCCAGTAAAAAATACAAAACTTCATGGCTCCGTCGTCAGGGCTGGCGTACATGGCGCAGTCGTGAAGCAGGACTCGCACACCTTGATTGGGCTGCTAGCCTTACCCACAACGAAGAATGGGTCAGCGAAGACGATCCTAACTACGGTAAGCCTACACGTCAAGCCTTGCAGGCAATGGAAATCAAGGCGCTTTACCTTTGGTGGACTGAAGTCTATCCTAACCGTCCGGATCCCTACGATGTAAGCGGTTGGAGTGCATACTGCGATGAAAAGCGTAAGCGCGGTATTGACGTTCTCGAAACCGATCCGCTGGAGAATAAGGAAGAATCTCGCAGGCTTTTAAATACACTGCATGACCTTGAAGCAAAATATGAAGCAGAAGACGAAGAAATGATGATCAGATTAATCAAAGTGAGGAATGGCCTATGGACTTGATGACATTTATAACTTGCGCTATTATAGTTCTCATAGTATTTTATATCAGGCACTTGTATCATACGGCCAATAGTACTAGAAAAACTCAATTAATTGATTATCTTAACAACATTGTTCATTCAGTGAGCATAGAAAAAATTGATGGTATTGATTATTGGTTTGATATTGATAAGTCATTGTTTTTAGCACAGGGTAAAAATGACGATGAAGTTATTTCCGTAATAAAGTCTAGATTTCCAGATCATGTATTTCTGGTAACAGATAGGGGCGGAATTGCATCCAATACCGATTGGAAAATTGTTCCATTTGAAGAATTAAAGACATTAATTTTGCACCGTAACGAAAGGTAAAGAAATGACAACTCATGAAGCACAAGTAGAATCTTCTAAAATTCATACTATTACTATACATGGAAACGGAGGCGAAGTAGTTATAGGAACTATTTCACCTGGAACATATGAACACTTCAAGAACAACTCAATTGATATTTTTGAGTATTCATATGATATTCACGCAGTAAGCGTTCCTACTGAGTTTCAGCCGTATGCTCCACACAATTGGCTTGAATGCAATGACATTGCACACGAGCACGGTGCAGAAATGGATGAAAAATCATTTATAGAAGTTAGAAATTCTGAAGGTGAAACTATTTGGTCAAGCACGATGTCTCCAGATGTCCTTGAAGAAGCTGGATGCAATGTTGACTGTGTCAATGAGTGCATGGTTGAGGACCTTTCTCCAGAAACAACGGTATTTTACGGTCAAAGTGACATGAAGGGCACATTCTTTGAAAAGGAGATAGACCTTAAAGCGCCGTTTGATCCATCAAAACTTTCTATTATGTATAGTGAGATCGAAGGATGGTATCTATTTTCCGGAATTTCTTATAACGGAGATGACCTTGAAGACGATGGTGGGTTTTATGTCGAGAGTGAAGATGTTATATTCACGTTTATCAAAGTTCTCAAAGATAATGAAACTGAAATTTACGAAGGTCCAGAAGATTATGACGAAGAACCTGGATATCAGTACTAGTCCGGACAGAGATACATTTCAATTAGATTGTTACATTAAAAATCAACAAGAACGGGATTTACCAGTAGACGATTCTATTATTCAAATGTATAAAGACATTCATACTAGGCAAATTATTAAAGAAAGCACATCGGAATGGAGAGAATATAGTTTAGAATATGATCTCCGTTCTACTCAGTGGATTTTAGAAAAAGTTCGCAATTCTGATAGTTATGCAAAAGATTTGTATGCCGCATTATGCAACAATGATTTTATAAAATTAGATCTATGGTCTATTCTTAAAGAAAGAAAATGGTCATGTAGTTGGAGATATGCAGGTGGCATTATTGCGCACATGCGCCAAGAAGGTGACTATATTGATTGGTATTGTACAGGCGACGAAGGTATAGTAACAGGCGAAATCAAAGAAGACTTTAAGCAACTAGGTTGGACAATTGCAACTATTGACATCACAGATTGATTGTAATATAATAGAAAATCATTTAATTTAAAGGATAAATCATGGCACTCAGAGCCAAATCAGCACCAAAAGGCCTTACTGTACGCAAAAAGAAAACTGCAAAATTACCAGTTGCTCGCCGCAATGGTAAAAAGATTGGACCTAGCTTTGATGGATGGGAATCCTGGTCTCCTAGTGATTACATGAAAAATCAACAGAAGGCGCGTGATTTTTATTATGAAAACTATCAACCTGCCGATCTTGAACCGGATGTATGGGAATGGATGAGGACTCAAGAATATACTACGAACGATATCAAAGCTGCTAAGGCGTATGGTATTAGCATGTCTGTAGGAATTACTTGCAAGCTTCTTCGAGACGGAATGCCTGACTACAATGCTGCATATGCTGCATATTGGGAATCTTTGCCTGGCACATCTGGCATTGTAAAGCCTCATTCAGAATTTATTAAATTGCACATTGCTCATTCAATCGAACGAGGCAATAGCATGGTAATCAAAGAATCCAGTACTGAAAAGAAAAAGAACGTGTATGTTCCTTCAATTCAAGAACGTATGAGAGAAGTCGCGCATGAAATGTCCGAGTTTATCGAAGAAGCAATTGATTCATACATTATTGATCCCGAGGCATTTGATCCTGCATCTTACAAGATTGCGGCAACATTACGAGGTAAACAAACCAAAGCAGGCCATGCACGGTTGATTAAAAGTCTTTACACCAAGGATCTAGAAGAATATACACAACTTATAAGTTCAGATTGTCCCAAGGATTTGATGGAAGGCTATACAGTTTATGGCAAGAAGAACATCAAGAAGTTTCACGACTTTCTGACACAAATTACTAACGCATGTGATCAAATTGCAGGCGAGGCTAAAATCACACGATTGCCTCGTAAAATCAAGGTAAAAAGTCCAGAAGATCAAACTAAGAATATCAAGTTTAAAGCAACTGATGATCGGTACGGTGTTGCTAGTGTTCCTCCTTCTCAGATTATTGGCGCATCTACTGTAGTAGTACTTAACACGAAAACTCGAAAAATCGGCGTGTACTATGCAGATAAAGGAGCACAGGTACTGGCGGTCAAAGGATCAACCATTATCGGATTTGATGAAAGGACGAGTATTCAAAAGACATTGCGTAAGCCAGAAATTCAAATTAAAGAATTGAAAGCGATTGGTACACAAAAACGAACACAGACCTGGTTTGACGGTATTAAAACAATCGGCACAACAATGAACGGACGCATCAACTCCGAAGTTATGATTTTAAAGGCATACAAATGAAAATTGGAACGTCATATAGCCGTTGCATTCTCGATATCATCGATGGCAAAGTTGACGAAGAAGATGTAATGGTAATCGTTACACGAACTGATTTTAACCCACATGATGACAAGCAATGGCAAGGAATCTGGCTCGGATATACTACAATGCGAGAATGGTCAGGATATGTAGATCGTGAACAGGAATTTCATGAGTTAACTAAACGAATGTATGACAATGGCCAAATACATCAGCCTCGACAGTTTGGTGCATACGCAAGCAGGTCAAGAGAAATTTGGTATGATTTAATTCTTACCAATGAAGTAAAAGATGAGAATCCTGCTGTCAAAAAAGCGTGGGAACAATATAAAATGTTAGCAAATCTAGTATAAGGAATGAATATGAATAACAGTCTAGTACCAATGGTTATTGAAAAGACCAGCACAGGCGAACGTGCATTTGACATTTATAGCAGGCTTCTCAATAACAGAATTATATTCCTTAATGGGCCCGTAGATGATTATAGCGCAAACCTAATTGTTGCACAGTTACTTCACCTCGAGAGCGAGGACAGTAGTAGAGATATTAACTTTTATATTAACTCACCGGGTGGCGTTGTCACTGCGGGAATGAGCATTTATGACACTATGCAATTTATTGGACCAGATGTTGCAACATATGTCATGGGCCAAGCATGTTCAATGGGATCCCTACTTGCACAAGCCGGAGCTCCTGGCAAAAGATTTATGTTGCCTTATGCACGGCACATGATCCACCAACCATCAGGAGGTGCAAGTGGCATGCAGAGTGATATTGAGATACAATACAAAGAAATCACTAAAATGAAGCAAGAGCTTACTCAAATTTATGTTAATCACAATTCAAAGGGAAAAACATACGAAGAATTTGAGCGAGATATGGATCGTGACACCTTTATGAATTCCCAAGAGGCGCTTGATTATGGATTGATTGACCAGGTTGTCAATAAAAGGTCTTAAAATCTATATCAAGTTAATAATATATAAACTCAAGATAATTACTATTGAGAAACTAGTAGGAGGTGCGATATGAAAAAAATGTCACCAGAATACATACTCCTCACTCTTAAAAAACTGAACAGCGAGTATCAGTTTTGGATCAGATCAAGTGGAATTGTCTCATTAATAATTTTAATTATTATCTATAAATGGAATGATATTTCATATTATAATTCCGAATGGATTGTTGCGAGTTTGGGAATCTTACTAACCAGTGCATGGTGGTTTTGGGTAATGCGCACTGTTAAATTAATGCTGACATATCGTCAGACGGAAATAGAACAATTAATAGAAGCTGGCAAGGCTATTAATGACATTAAAAATGATTTCAACAAGCTATAAAAATGAAGCTTGACCTTCATGGCGTTAAACACCAAGATGTAGATATGATAGTGGAAAACTTCATCCTATTAAACCAGGGAAGTTTTCCACTTACAATTATATGCGGTAATAGCCCTAAAATGATCTCATTGGTAAATTTGGTCACACAAAGAATCGGATGTATAACCGAAATGTATCGCTATGGCGTAATCGTCGTAGCCAGGTTCACTTGACACACTACAATAATGTTGCTATAATTGCAACATGACAAATACTACAACATGGACAGTAACAGTAATAGAAGATGGAGAAGATATTGTTCTTCCCTTTCCTGACGGCTTACTCGAAAGCGTAGGCTGGCAAGAGGGAGATACTCTTGAATGGCTCGACAATGAAGATGGCTCTTGGACACTAAGAAAGGCTGACGATGAAACTGCTTAAAGATTACTTTACTATGCAGAAGCAAGTAACTCAAAGATGACCCCGAAGCAGAAGCGGACTGAAATTAAACGCATCCTTCCCAAGTTGACTGATGGTAATCGCAATATCTTTATGCGAATGTACTCTCCTTTTGATTTGGACAAAGATATCAATTTAGTAGTTGACAAAATGCCTGCAAAACAGTTAAACTGGGCATTACAACAAACACAAAATAGCTATCATCACATTTTTAGGATTATTAAAAACTCATGATTAAACGTGTCGGATTTGCTTGTAAGTATATTGATTTTCCAGAGCAGGTTAATGGAATTAAATCTACCGATGAATGCAAAAAGTATAACAGTGGTACAACCACTGTCGCATGGCTTAGTAGGCAATCCCGTGATATTGCCGAAGAACGTCTTTGGGACATAATGGTACAAAACATTGACTCAATCAAGAATCTTGTTAGCAAGGTTGCCACGCTAGATCCAAACTTGCGCATGGTTCGTCTTACAAGTGATGTTTTTCCAGTTTATACACACGCTGACTGGTCATGGTTCTATAAAAGACCTGATGTCATAGACTATTGTGAAAAAAATCTTGCATTAATTGGAGAAATTGCAAGAAAACATGATGTGCGTCTATCGATGCATCCAGGGCAGTTTACAGTTTTGGCATCCGATAATCCTAGAATTGTAGATAGCAGTATTGAAGAGTTTGAATATCACACAGATGTTGCCAGGTGGATGGGATATGGCAAAACTTTTCAAGACTTCAAAATTAATGTTCATGTTTCTGGTCGCTTAGGTCCGGACGGAATTCGTGCTGCTTTGTCAAGGCTCTCGGCAGAGGCACGTAACATGATTACGATTGAGAATGATGAAATGACGTGGGGAGTAGATCACAGTCTTGAATTAGTCAATGATTGTGCATTAGTCCTAGACATACATCATCATTGGGTAGCCACAGGAGAATACATTGAAAATACTGATGATCGTGTTAAAAGGATTATTGATAGCTGGCGCGGTGTGCGTCCTGTTTGTCATTACTCAGTTTCCAGAGAAGACTTGCTCGTTGACCACTGCAGGGACACTAGACCCGATCTTAACTCACTGTTAGAAACTGGCTTTAAAAAAGGTAAACTCAGGGCCCATTCTGATTTTTTCTGGAATAATTCCGTAAATCAATGGGCACTGAGTTTTCTAGACACACATGATATCATGTGCGAAAGCAAGGGGAAGAACTTGGCTAGTTTTGCTCTAGCCAACCTAGTTACTTAGGAGTCTTTGGCTTACGTGGCTTACGAACTTTCTTAGCCACTTCCTGAATGACCGGCTCAAGTGCAGGAACAGCAGTTTCCACGGCGTCAACAGCTTCTACAACTTTTTCAATAACTCGTTCGCGAGCAGGTACAACTAGTTCTTCGATCTTATCAGCAAACTTATCTTCAATATCTTTAATAATCGGTGCAACTGCTTCTGACAGAGGTGCCGATTTATTAAATCCAAACAATTTTTTTAAAAATTCAAACATTAATAATCTCCTTTTATGCGCTAAAATACTGCGCTCATGTATTTAATCCCATAAATATATGCATGACTCAAAACTTCATAAAAGATTTTATTTTACAAGAATCAAAATCATCAGATGGTGAAATTTTAACGCAATTAAAATTATCATATTCCCGAGATGAATTAGATCCAATAATGTCAGAAAGCACCATGGACTATCATTACGGCAAACTTTACAAATCTTATGTCGAACGGTATAACAAAAGTGAAGGCGATTTGAAGTTTAACAAGGCGGGTGCGTTTTTACATAACATATATTTTGGTCAATTTCATGCACCTTCAGGATCAAATAAGCCTACAGAGAAAATTTCAAATTTCATTAATAAACATTTTTCTGATTTTGATGAACTAAAAAAGGCGTTTGAGGAAGCAGCAATGCCTATTCAGGGGTCAGGATGGGTATATTTGTCCACAACTGGAAAAATAAAAACAATTAAAAATCATGAAATTAGGTCAGATATAGTAATTTTGATAGATTGGTGGGAACATGCATGGGCATTGGATTATCAATCAGATAAGGCAAGATATTTAAAAAATATTTGGAAGATAATTAACTGGGAATCAATTGAGCAAAGGATGCCAGAGTTAGGGATTTCAAGATAAATTATGTTAAAAATTAACAACTTATTTGTAGTTGCAGAAAATCAGCCATTATTAACTGATATAAATTTATCTATAAATTCTGGAGAAATCCATGTAGTAACTGGACCAGTTCATAGCGGAAAATCAGCATTGGCACACATTATTACTGGACATCCAAGTCTGGTCATTGAAAGTGGCAATATCACATTTGACAGAAAAAAAATCAATAAACTTTCAGCACAAGAACGAAGCAAGCGTGGAATTTTTATCGGTTTTCAAAATCCACCAGACTTTGAGAATTTTACCAACTGGGAACTATTTGAAAATTTTATCAAGGCATCTTTACAAGACATAGACAAGATGCAAGCTGGATATTTAGCATGTTGCCAGATGATGGGATTAACGGAATCACATGGTGATAAAATTAACATCGATGGTCCAATGTTATTATCTCATTTCAAATACAATGAAATAGTTCATATGTTAATGTCAGATCCAAAATTAATCATTTTAGACGAAATTGATGACGGCCTTTCAGAAAATGAGGTCAAATTATTTGCAAATGTAGTCAACGAAGCAATCGCAATTAATAAATGCAGTGCATTGATCATTACAAGAAATCAATTATTTTTAAGTTTAATAAACCCCACGCATATTCATGTAATGACCTCGGGAAAAATTACCATGTCTGGCGATGGCGAATTATGTAAGAGGATCGTAGAAAATGGGTATTCAGAGCTTTCTTAAGGCAAAAAAAGGCGATCCTGATTGGGCGTTTACTCCAGATCAGTATTTTGATAAAGAATTTAAAATAGTAGATGCAAGTTTATTAGAACTTGGACCGAACAAGACAGAATATATGGTATTGCGCCAATCTCCTAATGAACGTGAATTGTTGGCAAAACATATCAAAATTGATGTCAGAGAAGGTGCTTCATTGGATCTTACTATTATAAATGATGCTTTTGATAAACTTCAACAGGTCTTTATATATGATATCATTCTGAGGGATGGCGCAACATTAAATATGGGAATGTTTATCAAAGGTGGAAAGCTTAATAAGCATATTTTTGAAGTCACGCTAGATGATTTGGCTACCTTTAATTCCTATGGATACATCATGAGTAGATCTGGAGGAGATTGTGAAATAATTACCAAGATAGATCATCAAGGTAGCTATAGTGCAAGTAATCAAATGATTTCATGTGAAGCTGGATCAAAAAGCCAAACAGTTGTTCATTGCATGTCGAGTGTCGCGGAACATTCAAGACACACACAAATCAGCATGGACTTGGCAAATTTAATTACTGAACCAGGCGGCAAATGTCATAGTATTCCTGAATCATATAATGTAACCGAATCTGCCAGAATAAATTGCATAACAAGTACCGATTACTTAGACGCAGAAAAAATCTATTATTTACAGACACGCGGCATGAGTGAGATTGCTGCTAGAGAAATGTTAATTGGCAAACACCGTGGCAAAATAATAGGATCTACAAGTGATCCTGATTTAGTACAGGAAATTGAACAGCTTTTTGATTAAAATTTGAATAAATAGCACACAGCTATAGGAAACATGAATGACCTCTCCAGTATGGATCACCCCGTCAGGGTTTTTAGGCACACTTACTCAACTAAGGAGTACGTCCACTGCTGTCTTTGCAACTGGGACGGGTATTTCATATTCAATAATTTCTGGAGAAGTACCGCCAGGTATATATCTAAATTCATCCACTGGAATCATATCAGGTACACCCGTTTCTGTTTCTGTTGAAACATTATCAACATTTGTGACCCGTGCCTCAAATACACATGGAATAAAAGACCGATCGTTCTCCTTATTAGTTACTGGATCAAATTTACCAAATTGGATAACATCTAATGGACTATTGCCAGTAGGCCTTAACGGCGAATATTACACGATAAACTTAGAATATGTGGATTTTCAACTTCGTGCAGAAAATATATTACTCACTGGCGGAAATTCTTTAAAATATTACATAGCAGATGGCAAAGGAACATTGCCTCCTGGCCTGACATTAACACCATCGGGAAGAATATACGGAATTGTTGCAGATCAACTTCAATTAGACTGGGAAGTAAGTGAATCCGGTGGGTATGATGACGAGCGATACGATCAATATCCCTATGATCATGCAATGGTAAGCAATGTTACTACTGCATTTATTCCAAAAGCTGTCAATAGACTGTATCAATTTCAAGTAACGGTGACCGACGGAGTTCAAGGAATAGATAGACTATTCGGTATTGAAGTAGTAGATCCTGCTAATCTAGGCGAAGGACTGATTCCTCAGCCAATATGGCTTGATCCATATGGCGGAAGATTGTCAAAAACTGCAAATTTAGGAACTGTACGAGCAAATAGACCACTTGTGATAGAATTAAATGAGTATGATCCTTATCCATATTCTGGTCCACTTGTCTGGAATTGGGAAAGAACAGTCAATCCAGAAATCAGATTGATTACAGATAGTAAAAATTCTACTAAAAATCTCCAGGGATCAACTTCTATATATTTTAATAACACTGTAATCTTTCCCATTGTGGGAATGGCTGTTCAACTAAATTTGTATGTTGATGGATTTAATTCAACAACTTATCAAATAACTGGAGTTGTTAAAACAGGAGACACAGAAGGATTTATCAATATTGATAAACCTCTTTTTGGAACTATTCCCAATAATCTAATGATTTTTGTAGGTTCACTGAGCGTTCATCCTCCAGGCATATCACTTGACACTAACAGTGGCGTTCTATATGGACAAATACCATATCAGCCATCATACAGTATAGATTACAAGTTTACGGTAGACCTCAATAAAACTGATACCGCATCGTCGTCATCTAGTGTCACTCCTCAGATATTTTTACTAAGAATAAAAGGAGACATTGATAGTTATATTCAATTTGTTAGTACTGGATCACTAGGCACTTTAATGCCTGGCCAGATAAGCGAGTTATCGGTTATTGCCAAAAATGTCAATTCAGAGTATTCAGTTCAATATTCATTAATTGGAGGTAATTTGCCTTCTGGTCTAACACTGTTGCCAGATGGTAATATTCAAGGCAAAATTAATTACAATTCTCAAACTATATTTGACTTTAGTTCTACCAATTCACTATCATCCCTAATGATGGATGGAGGCACTACTACCGTTGATAAAAATTGGAAGTTTACTGTCCGAGCATCTGATGTTTACCGATCTAATCTAATTGATCAAGAGTTTAGTATAACTATTTTAGAAAATTCAAGAACTGAATACACTAGAATGTTTGTAAAACCATTTATGCCAGTTAATAAAAGAGTAATTTATGAAGAATTTATAAATGATTCTACTATATTTGATTCGTCTCTTCTTTATAGACCAAACGATTTAGAATTTGGATCACAAAGAGAAATAAAAATGTTACTTGAAACTGGCATACAGAAACTTAGTCTGGATGATTATTCTTCTGCCTTAAATTCTTATTTCTATAGAAAAAAGTTTTACTTTGGAGAGGTTAAAAGTGTTAATGCAACCGATGACCTAGGCAATATCATTTATGAACTAGTATATATTGACATAATTGATGACCAAATGATAGGAACATACAGCCCATCGACCGTGAATTCTCTTGGAAACATACAATTTCAATTAGAATCAATTATGATTTCTGACGAAAATATATCGACTGACGAGGGCCTTAGACCTAGGTATATGAATACCCTTAAATCTAACGGTGTGCCTCTAGGTTTTATCAAGGCAGTGGTGTTATGCTATGCATTACCAGGAAATTCGGCAAAAATAATTTCCAGAATAAAAAGTAGTAAATTTGACTTTCTACAATTCAATTTTGACACAGACAGAATAATTGTAGAGACTCCGTTGGATTCCGATCAAAGTGGTTGGCTATTTTATCCAACTGAAAGATAATAAATATCATATAAATAAGGGTTTAAACTATGGCCAGCAATATAAGCACTGTGAATATTAATACCAATTTTCCTGTACAGGGAAAAGACAATCCTAGCCAAGGATTTAGAGACAATTTTGGATACATAGCACAGGCACTAAACATTGCCGCCAATGAGATAACAAATTTACAAAGTTTTCCGGCTGGAATATCAGTTGCGTCTACAATAACAGCTGGTATTGTAAGAATTGGTTCAGGAATTAATGTAACTAACAACGGTGTAATTAGTGTTTCTCCTGGAAATTACACACTTACTACTGCAACATCAAACTCTCTAGGTGGAGTTAGAATCGGTTCAGGATTATCAATTACCGGAAACGGAACTCTCAGTGCAACATATGTCTACAATCTGCCTCGTGCAACTGCTAGTGTTCTAGGAGGTGTCAAAATAGGATCAGGAATATCAGTAGATGCAGAAGGAATGATCAGTGTTCCTCCTGGAAATTATATACTTACTACTGCAACATCAAACTCCCTAGGCGGAGTAAAAATAGGGACAGGCATCTCTATAACAGCAGACGGAACCATCAGTGCGGCTGGCGGCGGAGGATTAGGATTAACTAGTAGAAAGACAGTATCAACCGCTACTTCAGTGTTATCACCGGGTTCTACTGCAACCACCTTTATAGCAGGTGAAAAAGGATACATACTTTATAAAATAACTGCGTCTACTTCAAGTTGGATTAGATTATATTCCAGTGATGCTGCAAGATCATCAGACTCCACAAGATCAATAAATACCGACCCATTGCCGAGTAGCGGAGTTATTGCAGAATTTATAACAACATCAACTGCTCCAATACTCGTATCTCCAGGAGTATTTGGATTTAATGATGAGACATCGCCAACTACGTCCATACCAATTTCAGTAACTAACCAAAGTAATTCCACCGTTGCTGTTACAGTGTCGTTAGTCATCGTGCAACTAGAAGCATAATTTATGTCAGAATTAAAAGAATACATTGTAACATTAAAGAATTTTTCAGATTCTGAAGAATTTTACAATGACATGGAAACTATTGGCGGACCTGAGTTTATACCAGATAGAGAAGTGGATTTGGTTCAACGCAGGCCATTGAGTAGAAATACACACTACTTATTAACCGGTGAGGAAGCTGAATCTATACGACAAGATCCTAGAGTACTTGCAGTAGAGCTATTGCCGTCCGAACTAGGCATAGAAGTTGTTCCACATTGGACTCAAACTGGAAATTTTGAAAAATCAGCTGTTATTGACTCTAATGACAAAAACTGGGGATTACTCAGGGTGGCATCTGGTAATTCAATTTCAGACTGGGGCACTAATGGCACTTTTACACAGACCACTGCAACTATATCTGTTCCATATAGTGGAAAAAATGTTGATGTTGTTATTGTAGATGCACACATTAATGTAAATCATCCGGAATTTGCAGTTAATATTAACGGCACTGGAGGATCTAGGGTAATTCAATATAATTGGTTTTCTCTTAGTAACATTGTAGGCATCGTTACAACTGGCAGCTACAGCTATAGCATTATTTTAAATAATCATGGAACACATGTTGCTGGAACAGTTGCCGGTAATACTCAAGGATGGGCCAGAGATGCAAATATTTACAACATAGAATTTAATTATACCGCAGCCAATAGTCCAACAAATTGGCAACTGTATATTTTTGATTATTTAAGAGCATTTCATAAAAATAAACCAATTAATCCTGTTACCGGCCTTCGTAATCCAACCGTGACCAATCATAGCTGGGGATATGTGTTTAATAGTATACCACTTACTAGCGTGACCTCAGTCACTTATCTTGGAACAACCACATCAGTTACCGGAATCGACTTTAACAGAAAATCAATTTTAGAAGCAAATGGCGTGCCAGTTCCACTAGGAACATCTTTGTATCGAACTCCATCTTACTATCCTGCGCTAAATGCTGATGTAATCGACGCAATTAATGATGGTGTAATTGTAGTTGCGTCTGCCGGGAATAGTTATTGGAATATAGTAACACCATCTGATTCAAACTACAATAATAATATAGTCGCAATATTTCCAAGCGGAACAACAACAATTTATCATTCTAGAGGATCCAGCCCTGGATCTTCCGAAGGAGTAATCTGTGTAGGTGCAATTGGGGTAGAAAAACAAGAATTTAAAGGCAATTTTAGTAATTACGGAAGCCGTGTTGATATTTGGGCACCAGGAGTCAACATCATCAGCTCAGTTTACAATTCTGCCGCAGCAACTGAATTTGGTATAACATTAGCTAACGATCCCAGAAATTCAAGTTATAGGTTAGGAGCTGTCAGTGGAACTAGTATGTCTTCGCCACAGGTATCTGGATATATTGCGTGTTTAGCTGAAATTTATCCAAGAATAACACAATCAGAAGCACTTGACTATGTTGTTCAATATTCTAAAAAATCACAAATAGATTCAACGGGCACAATTAATACTTCGCCATATTTTAGTCTAGGAGATGCATCAAATAATCGATATCTCTATTACTACATTGAAAGGCCCAGTTCAGGAAATGTTTATCCTTCAACAAACAGAAAAACTAGACCTAGCACAGGTGTAATGTATCCCCGTTCTAAAATAAAACGATAACTGTTAAAAATTGAGATAAATAACATCATGTCTTCAACAATCACAACTTATAGCACAAGTATAAACATTGTCTTTCCTATTCAGGGCCAAGATAATGACACACAGGGATTTCGTGATAATTATAGTCTAATACGATCAGCACTTAATGTAGCAGCAACTGAAATCACAAATATTCAAAGTATACAATCTAATACTCAAGTCACACTGTCAACATTAACTAATTTGGTAATAGGAAATATACAAAGTAGTTCAACATCAATACTAATCACAAATAATACCATAGCTGTAAATAATACTAACTCACTATACGCTGTTTATTCTCTAAATCCCACCGATTCAATATCAACTATTACAAACGGAACCAATGGCCAACTAATATATATCAGGGCACTAAGTGAAAATCAAGTGTTTTCAATAACTACAAGTGGAAATATTTCAAGCACAGGCACGATAATATCATCTAGGTATTCTCCTCTTATATACGATACCTCTAAGTGGTATTTCGTTGGAAATATCTAAATGTTTAATCCTTTATTAGAAGACCTTTCGCCATTAAAAGACACCGAGCTAGATAACAAGCTCACCGATCTTAACAAAAAATATACAATTGCAATGAGAATGGGCAATAGCGGAGCTGCTCGCCAAATAGTTGTCATTATCGAGGCAATTAGAGCAGAAATCACAAAAAGACAAGCTGATGCAAATAAGCGATTATTTGAAAAGCAAAATAAAGACTTAGACGGATTAATCAATGTTGGTTGACATGAGTAGTGTTTTCTGCTATGATTAACTAATGAAATCAAATAAATTTGGCGAAATTATTGTTGACGATACTGACATCCTAAAAGGACTTTATACCGATACCATCAATGATTTGTCACAATTAAACATTGAAGATCCCTGCCTAGTAAATCAATTCAATTCAGCATGTAAAAGCAATGCTGATAGATTTTCCCATTTGAAGGTATTCACAACATCCGATGTTGACATAACAGAGTTTGACGCCAGTAAACAGCAAAATTGGTTCATGCCAGAGAAATACAAGTCATTTGATATTCAAAATTTTCTAATATCAAAATGCAAAACTAAAACAGAAATTGACCGTGTTGAGATGGAACTATCTATGTTCATTCATCATAATCTCATTGATGTTTTGAAATATCTTAAATACTTAGTAGACACAATGCGCTCCAACAATGTGGTATGGGGCGTAGGAAGAGGAAGTAGTGTTGCAAGCTACTGTCTATATCTTTTAGGCGTACACAAAATTGATAGTTTAAAATATGATTTAGACATCAAAGAATTTTTAAAATAAGGAAAAGATGAAATGGCCGAACGCAAAATTTATAAAACAATGCAAGGTAAAACAGTTGACATGGAATCATTGGCTGCAAGAAATGAAACTATGCCAGCGGTTGGAAATGTCAGAATGAACGCACGCGGAGATGAATTGGGACCAGGTGGTACTATTATTCGCAAACGTGAAGATATTGTCAACGATCACTATAATCAACAAACTCCAAAACAGTAAGGTTACCAATGATAGTTAATGGAAAACTCACTCCTGTTCTTGATCGTGTAATTGTCACAGACATGTATTTTGGTGAACAGAAATCCAAAGGTGGTATTATCATCAAAGATGATGATGGATCAACTCGAGGAATTTATCCCCGTTGGGCAAAAGTTCACGCAAAAGGACGCATGAATGAAGATGAATATAAAATCGGCGACTGGATTCTAGTAGAACATGGTCGCTGGACACGAGGATTTAAACTAAACGAAGGCAACGGAGTCGTTGAGATTCGAATGGTAGAAGCAGAAAGTATTTTAGGATGGCAATCTGAGAAACCAAACTCTGATGTTATATTTGGCGACGAAATTGACACATCACCTGGCGTACAACATCGTCCAGAAGATTTTATATAAGAGGCAACATTGAGTAAAATTGATTTAAACAAGTATAAAGAATTTGTCCTCGCTGTATGCAGTGACGCGAGTAAAGACCTTACTACATTTACGGATAGACTTGACTTAGTTGATGAAGGATTTGATCCAAAGACACAGAGTTACGGTCCGGATGTTAATGTACCGTTACTACTAACTTCCGCAATTGGAATGGCTGCCGAAACAGGTGAATTCTGTGAAATTCCAAAGAAGATTTTCTTTCAAGGCAAGCAATTGGACGAAGACGCATTGTTTCATATGAAGCGTGAATTAGGCGATGTAATCTGGTATTGGACAAATGCTTGTAATGCATTAGGATTAGATCCTAATGATGTTATTGCCGAAAATGTTCGTAAACTAGAAGCTCGTTATCCTGGTGGCAAATTTGATGCACATTATTCGGAGAATCGAAAAGACGGCGATCTCTAAATGTTAGGTCCAAGTTTTTGCACTAAATGCAAAATACTTCACAAGTATACTCCTAATGAAAATCCTCAAAGACAAGGAACTTGGACTTGTCCATTTAATGAATATCATGAAGAATCTCATTTGCTTCTGGTATCCGAATCAGAACGAAGTGAAATATTAAATAACACCAAATTTTTTAATTTTGTACTAAACCCTTAATAAACTCCTTGATTTTTTTTGTATTCTAATGTACAATTGCAAAAAATCAAGGAGTTTTTTATGAATAAACCACTAGACGACGATTTCAATTACCACATTTCATCTAACAATATTTCGGACGCACCGCCTCTTATTATAACCGCGAGGCCCACACATGGCGCGCATAGTCAACCTACTACACTGCTACAAGAAGAATCAAAGACATATGAGCGTCTTGAAAATGGTAGCATTAAAATTACCACTACTATTAAGAGATACAGAGAAGGTAGAAATAAACCTGATCATTCAACACATGTTGAGATTTTTTAATGTCAATGCCTATCGACAAGTTGCCACAGTCTATTTCAGGATATTTTAATTGCAAAAATGAAGTCACTGCGTGTGATCGATGCAAGGGCATTGGCACATATACTACGGAAGAACTTGGTGATTATCATAAGCGTGAATACTATACACAACGACATACTTGTAATCAGTGTAAAGGTGATGGAAGAATTGTTATTCAAAAAGAATATTTAAGCTTTAGTATAAATGAAAGAACAACAAGGATTCCATATACCGATTTTGAAGGTGATCCACATTTATGTGAATCACAAGCAATTAGATATAAATTAGATCACAGGAATCAATACTTAGAAAAGAAATTTCCAGAATTAGCTGCCCTAACATATGATGAATATGATAAACTTATTGAAAAATTTAAAACTTTTGAAGCATTAAAGAAGGATCACACATGAACGAATTATGGGTAGAAAAATATAGGCCAAATACAGTAGATGGATATGTTTTCCGAGACGAAAATCAGAAGAAACAGATTCTAGCATGGATCAAAGAAGGATCTATTCCGCATCTACTTCTCAGTGGCAGTCCAGGCATTGGCAAGACTACATTGGCAAAATTGTTACTCAATCAAATCGGAATCGAAGTATATGATATTCTAGAAGTTAATGCTAGTAGAGAAACTGGCATCGACTTCATTCGAAATAAAATTGTACCTTTTGTAAGTATGATTCCATTTGGACCATTTAAAACAGTATTACTAGACGAAGCCGATCGATTGAGTATTCAAGCACAAGATTCACTGAAAGGTATTATTGAGGAATATTCTTCAACGTGTAGATTCATTTTAACTTGTAATACGCCTAGTAGAATTATACCTGCATTACACAGTAGATGTCAACAAATGCACTTTGCTAGCATTGATCAAGTTGAATTCACTGCTCGTGCTGCAACGATTCTTGTAAATGAAGGCATTGAGTTTAATCTTGATACATTAGATACATATGTCAAGGCAACTTATCCTGACCTTCGAAAGTGCATCAATCTACTACAGCAGAACAGTTTTGAAAAAATTCTAATTAATCCAAAAGCCGAAGATAGCGGTATTAGCGATTATAAAATTGAAATGGTTGAATTATTCAAAGCTGGAAAAATTCAGGCAGCACGAAAACTACTATGTGGAGCGGTTCGACCAGAAGAGATGGGAGAAATCTACAGATGGATGTATGATAATCTTGATCTTTTTGGCAAAGACGATGAAACTAAAGATCAGGCTCTGTTAATTATTAAACAGGGACTAGTAGATCATACAATTATTGCCGATCCAGAATTGAATCTAGCAGCAACTTTAGTAAAACTAGCCAGACTTCAATAATGAAAACCCGCGTAACTTGATTTGCAGGTCGATTGTTACGCGGGTTTCATATATCGGCTAGGGGTTATAATTTATCAGTCATCAAGCTCCTTATAGATTGATAATATTTCTTTTACCGCAGGATGACGTTCAATATCTTTAGTTTCAAATCTTGCGATATCGATCATTTTATGACCGGAATGTCCTTTGATTCTTTCGATAAAATCTAAAAGACCATTAGTAGTGGGCCTGTCCGCCTGCTGCAAATCTCCAGTAACAATCATTCGACTGTTTTCGCCAATACGAGTAAGTAACATTTTCATTTGGCTAGGAGTAGCATTCTGCATTTCATCCGCTACTATGTATGCATCCTTAAATGTTCTACCGCGCATATAAGCAAGTGGACTTATTTCCACCACTCCACTTTCTAACATGGCAGTAATTTCTTTTGGATGATAGTATTCCTTAAAAACGTCAAATATAGGCCTTGTCCAAGGTTCCATTTTTTGTTCTAATGTTCCTGGCAAGAATCCATGTTCTTCGTCAACTGATACAGCAGGCCGTGTAATGACTATTTTGTCAACCACCCCCTCTTTGAATTGCTTGATGGCATGCTGTACCCCGAGCATAGTTTTACCCGTACCGGCAGGACCGATAGCAAAGATAATATATTTTCGGGGATTTCTCAAAAGTTCTAAATAATTTTCCTGACTAGTGTTGCGAGGAATAATTTGAACATTCTGTTTTTTCTTAATATAGTTTTTAATTTCGATGAGATTAGGTGACTCATCGCGCTGCGAATTTGTCTGGTTATTATAAGTACCATTGCGTTTCTTTAGTCTAGACAAATTGTATCTCCTAAAGTTTTCGACCTGCACACTTAATTATCTGAATTTCTAAAAAACCTAACCAAACACCATTTTTTTGAAATTATATAAATATTGATACAAAAAAGAGAAACACCATGCATGACATAGTAGATATTATCAAAACAATCGAAGCATTGACCACAAATGACAATGCGTTCAAGATCCTAAAGGACTTTGAAAGAGTCTTGGACGATCTTGATATATATGTTTTTAAAAACTGGGAAGATGGTGAATTGATGATGGGACCAGAGGTGCATAGGCATACAGTGTCATGCACTTTCATGTGGCCAGAAAAAAATATGCCAGATCCAGTTGGAGGAGAACGACTCCTAGATTATGGATGTAAAATCTCTTATCAAAAATCTAATCTTATGGTTCCCAGAAAAATATATACACCCAACGATTTTCGTCCGGGAACAAAAAAAGGCAAAATAGACACTCAGCCTATATGGTTAGTAAAATTAACTATACCAAAGAAATTAATGCAAGACATATACCAGGGCCAAAAACGCCAACAAAGCGAGTATGTCAAAGATCATATCGACATTGACAAAAATGAAGCAATCAATCCAAATGAAGCAGCACAGGAAGCTCTACCCAATGAACCAGTCTCAAATGAACTCCCAGCACAAAGTTCCTAATTTATCCGAAGGCCTTCATGCAGGAGACCTCAGCGATGCGATCAATCGAATTTTTACGGTAGATCAATATCAGAGTAAAATGGGAAACGACGAAGACACTATTGTTTTAAAGTTTCACGCATTTAACAAAGAACCTGCAATTGATTTGATGGAGTTCATTGAAAAGGGATATGCATTTGTATTGGATTCTGACATAAGCTCAGGAGAAGAGAAAAATGGTGCATATAGTGTTTTTGTAGAAATAGAAAGAAATGATGATGCTGACAAGCATGTATCAGAATTACTAAATGGAATATCAGAACTATGTGATATTGATAACTGGCGATTTCGTTGGTACAAGGACGCAGTTGGTCACGATTTTGACAGGGAAACATTTGCCAAATATGTACCGTTAACACCGGAAAAATATAACACCGCAACTAAAAATTCGGATGTTTCTGAAATTGGCGAGTTTTTTAACCAAGGAGCAATTGATTCCGTTGAAATCGACGAAAATAGGAATATCTCTTTTAACAAGCCATATGCTGGACGATTGACAGCAAACGTAGTTGCAATTGGAGAATATGCCATATTAAAAAATGAACTTTCAGGTGCTATTCAACTTGACGAACAGAGTCAAAATCAAGTATTATACCTGAATAAGTATTTAGGCAACTATGAAATTCATAAAATAGAAGACCATTTCTTGATCAGAAATGGTGAAAAAGCTGTTATAATTACAAAAAACACTTGGTAAATTAAATTTATCTATAAAAAAGAATAAATAAAACACCGCGGACGATTTCTATCCATGCGGATATCACCATTTAAACAGGGAAGGTATGAAATGGGTAAAGTACTTGAACACAAGCATCTTATCGTCAGAGCAGAGTTAAATAATCCACCACAATGTGCCGAAGCGATTCAAGACTGGATGAAAAATCTAGTAGGTCAAATCGATATGAAAATTTTAATGGGCCCCTACGCTGTATATTCTGACATGGTCGGTAATCGCGGACTGACCGCCGTGACTATTATTGAAACTAGCCATATTGCAATGCATGTATGGGACGAATGCGAGCCTGCAATGATGCAGCTAGATGTATATACATGTAGTGCTTTAAACATTCAGGATGTATTTGCAGCAATTGAGCCATTTGAACCTACTAAAGTAGAATACAAATACATTGATAGAGAAAATGAACTGGAACTCCTTGATACTGGAAGAATTCATCCTATACTATCCACTTGACAACGATGACAAAATCAATTATAATAAGAAAAATTATAACGGATTATGTTTATGAACAATTATTATGAAATTTTAGGCGTAAGTAAAAATGCCAGTGAGCAAGAAATTAAACAATCTTTTCGCTCACTGGCAATGAAGCATCATCCAGATCGAGGCGGCGATGCTGAACAATTTCAAAAAATTCAAGAAGCATATTCTGTTCTAGGAGATCCTCAAAAAAGAACAGAATATGACTCTCCCCAATCACAGTTTCATCAAGGACCTGGAGGATTTCACTTTGAGTTTGGTGGACCAGGTGGGTTTGAGCAGTTTTTTGGAAATGGAAATCCATTCGGCGATATGTTTGGTTTTCACAGACGTGGTCCAACTAATCAAAATATTCAATTACAAACTTCAATTTCACTGGAAGATGCGTTTAACGGCAAAGAATTATTTGCAAATGTGACCTTGCCAAGTGGCAAAGAGCAGGAAATTAATGTAAAAATTCCAAGAGGAGTTCATGAGGGATTAACTCTCAAACTTTCAGGAATAGGAGATGATCGAGTTCCTAATGCGCCTAGGGGAGATATACTCCTAACTGTGCATATTGAAAATCATGCAAAGTTTAAACGGTCTGGCGATGATCTTATTCAAGAAGTTGAGATTAACTGCATTGATGCAATGACTGGATGCACCATAACTGTCGAAGGAATCGATAATAAGATCCTTGAAACAACTATTCCCTCCGGCGTACAAAATGAAACTATTCTAGGAATATCAGGACACGGTATGCCTAATTTTAATAATCCCTCTCAAAGAGGAAGACTGTTAGTAAAAGTAAAAATTACCATACCCAAATTGACCGAAGATCAAAAGAATCTTCTAAAAACCATGAACATAAACTAAAAGGAGTTTAAATGTTAGAACCAACGCCAGATCTGGCTGCAATTTTTGAACGAGCAATTAAAATTGCAACCAAAAATAAACACGAATACGTCACGTTAGAACATTTGCTTCATAGTATAGTAACCGACAATAAATTTAATGAGTTGTTGATTGATTTTGGCGTAGATACGAATTCTCTAAAAAACAATTTGAATGAGTATATTAAAAACGACCTTGGAGACATCAAGGTCGAAAAGCTTGAAGGAAGACCACGAAAGACCAATAGTGTTGAACGTGTTCTTAATCGTGCATTCACTCAAGTTTTGTTTGCTGGTCGGACGGTAATTGAGCCAAGAGATTGTTTTCTTGCAATATTTTCAGAAAAGAAAAGTCATGCCGTACATTTCATCAAACTGGCAAATATAGATCAAGATGCATTTATCAGCTATCTGAATAAAAGCTCATTTGATACACCAAACGAAACTGACGAGGATTCAAGTCTAAGTCAAATTGAAAAAGTTCTGGTACAGTTTTGCACAAATCTTAATGCCAAAGTACTTGAAAAGCAAATTGATCCAGTAATTGGTCGAGAAAAAGAAATCGATGACATTCTACTTGTACTGGCAAGGCGTCAAAAGTCCAGTGTCATGATGATTGGTGAACCCGGTGTTGGTAAAACTGCAATCGCCGAAGGATTGGCTCGTAAAATCGTCGAAGGCACTGTTCCAAACTATATAAAAAATCATACAATTTATAACCTAGATATCAGTGCAATGCTTGCAGGTTCAAAATATCGAGGTGACTTTGAAGAGCGTCTCAAGGCAGTTATTAATGCACTGGAAAAGCGAAAGAACTGCATTGTGTTCATTGATGAGGCACACATGATGAGCGGAGCGGGTGCAGTTGGTGGTGGTCCCAATGATATGAGTAACATGATTAAGCCAGCACTGAGTAAGGGAACACTCAAAGTAATTGCATCAACTACATGGGAAGAATTCCGAAAGCACTTTGAAAAAGATCGTGCATTAATGCGTAGATTTCAACGAGTCATTATTGATGAGCCATCCGAAGCAATGGCAATTAAAATCATCAAAGGACTTAAGAAATTTTATGAAAAGCATCATGACGTTAAAATCACAAATCAAGCAATCACCGATGCTGTGACATATAGTTCCAAATATCTAACTGATCGGCATCTTCCAGACAAGGCAATTGACTTGATTGATAGTGCATGTGCTAGATTTAAAATCAGAGACGAGACTGGTGGAATAGTCGATCACGATGAAATTGTTTTTGAAGTTGCAAAGCAGGCAAATTTGCCAGTTGAACAAATTGCTGCCAAAGAAAACAAGAATCTCAAGAATCTTGAGAAGAACATGCGCACAAGAGTGTATGGACAAGACAATGCAATTGATATTCTATTAGATAAGATTTTTATTGCACGAGCTGGATTAAAAGCACATGATAAGCCAATAGGTAGCTTTTTGTTTGTTGGTCCAACTGGATGCGGCAAAACTGAAACTGCAAAAGCACTTGCGGAATCGTTGAATGTACAACTTATACGGTTTGATATGAGTGAGTTTCAAGAATCACACTCCGTTGCTAAGTTTATCGGCGCTCCTCCAGGATATGTAGGATTTGAAGATAATGCTGGACAATTGATAACCAAACTACAGGAGCATCCTAACTGCGTACTACTGTTTGATGAAATTGAGAAGGCACATCCTAGTGTAAGTAATATATTACTTGGCCTAATGGACAGTGGCATCGTAACAGGATCTAATGGCAAAAAGGCAGACGGTAGAAATTGTACAATTATTCTTACCTCAAATCTAGGAGCAAGTGATGCCGAGAAAAATGGTGTAGGATTTGGCAATCAAGATCGAACTGGAGAAATAACAAACGCAGTTAACAGCTTCTTTAAACCAGAATTCCGCAATCGCCTAGATGGCATTGTTGAATTTGGCAAGTTAGATCATGTAGTCATGATCAAAATTGTCAAGAAATTTATTGACAGCCTAAATGCACAGATCAAGGACAAGAATGTGTTTGTCAAGCCAACTCCGGATGCTGTAGAATTGCTCATCAAAAAGGGATTCAATAGCAAAATGGGCGCAAGACCACTTGGTCGTACAATTGATGAGTTTATCAAAAAGCCACTGAGCAAAGAAATACTGTTTGGTAAACTAGTAAACGGTGGAGTAGTGGAAATCACTGCAAAAGATGACGACTTTGAATTTAATTTTATTGATGTACTCGCGAAAAAAACTCCTAAAGTAAAGGAACAAATTGATGAAGTATCAGAAGACTAAAAAGCTGTATTACGGAAAATATCCGTATAAAGTAGAAGCATTAGTTAAAAATATATACTTGATTAGAGTACTTGGATTGGCATCGACAAAAAAATACTGTGATCCAACCAGTGTAATGGAGATTCGCAAACGTTATGATATCAGTGTAGATGCTCGTGCGGAACTACTAAAGTTTATCAATAACAGTGAAGATATTCTCAACGATAAATCAATTAAAGTACGATGTGAGGGCAGTTATATCATGTTTTATTCGGCAGATAATGACACTCATCAAAAAATCATCACGGCTATATCATATTGGATAACAGAGATTACCGAGCCTACCGGCAATGAAGAATTGATCAAGTTATTTGAAAAAAAGCATATTAAATTATGCAATAAACTTCCAGGTGGTAAATTTCAGTATAGAGTTTATCTAAATCAATTAATGCCAGTGGATGACAGATTGAAAATGTACAACTGGTTAATCAACTATGAAGATAGCATAGATATTCCTTATTACACAAAAGAGTGGTTTCAAGGAATCAAGAGATGGCGAACTTACATAACATTTGATATAGAAAATGATAAATCCTTGGCATTTATTCAACTATACTTAGGTAAAAATTTATTAAAGACAGAGCACTATATTGTCCGAAGTACACTAATAAATAGTGTATCTGAGGACGATATATGCCATCAATAAGTCAAGCATTTGAGTTTTATAATCCATGGTTGACTAGAAATAGTCACAATACCCAATGCAGTATAACCATGCCGCAAATGGTAAATGGACAAAGACCTCCTACCACACTCACTCTATTCAGTACTCCCATTCGTGGCACTGGATATTTTCGGTTAGGCAGCAGATTGCATAATGTTGCCTATACCATTGAAGGATCATTCAAAGGTTCATGTATGATCCAAGTTACGACAACTCCTAATCCAGGAGAAAACGACTGGACTGATTTAACGGCTACCAGAATCACTTACACTGGTCTGGAAACAACTGGCAGTGCTGGAGTTAGTGGCGGATTTAGTGGCGCAGTTAGCCGTCCAACTTATACTTCTGCTGTTATTTTTACAGGAGACTATGCATGGTGCAGAGTACGTCTTGATATACGACAGGGCACATTACAATCGGCACGATTGAATTATTAATTCACATAAATATATAAATCAATCGAGGTTAATTTTATGAAACTCTGTGAATTTTTTGGCAATATCTCTCATGATGCCAATAAAGAAACAAAAAAAGATCCTAATAAAATGGATAAAGAAGAAGAAAACCGACTATCCGATGAGATATTTTGGTTTATTATCGATGACGACGACTTGTATAAAAAATACTTTATGCCAATCGCCAGAGAGCTTAAAAAAACACTTGATGATGAGCACGATCTTCACGATTACAAAGTTTGGAAACCTATGGTAAACTCTGGATGTATCAAATATTACGAAGAAAATGATATTCCGGGAAATCCAAAAGAAATATTTAATAAAAAATTTCGAATTGATTTATGCAAACGGTTGGCTGAACACTTTCACAAGGATGTAGTCGGAGACGAATACGACTTAGGCAAGTAATATGAAATTACTAGAATTCTT